AAGACATGTTTACTCCAGGCATTGAGAGTTTGCCATACATCATGGACCAAATTCCTGCCAATCTAAGACCCCGTGTGTATGTACGCTGCTTGGCACAGGCCATTGATCCTGATGATTTTGTTCATGTGTGGGGCATGGCTGGCTGGATGTCGACTTATGAAAAAATGGTCAATCACTTTGTGACAGGTGTGCTTGCTACCAACGAAGAAATGGTTGCACACATGCGTATTGCAGGCTGGACTGCTCCTATCTACAACATATCAGGCTTGGCATTTGGCAAAGAGGAAGTGCTAGAACGCATTGGCGGCATCGAAAAAATCCGGCCATTTGAAGAACGCAAACGGCGTGTGGGGTTTGCAGCCAGATTTGATCAAGAGAAGCAGCCGGGCTTCTTCATGGATCTGATTGAGATGTATCATGAACTTACTAACGAGCCTTGTGAGTTTGCCATCTACTCCGGCGGCGCATTGCGCAGCAACAATCCTGAATTTGTAACCCGTGCTAGACGAATGGAAGCAGCCGGCAAGTTAAAAATCTACGACAACATCACAAAAAATGATTACTACTCTCACCTTAATGATACTCGTGTGCTGTTTAATTGCGCCCTGCAAGATTGGGTTTCCAACACAGTCAGTGAAGCAGATACTCTTGGCTGTAATGTTCTATACCCTGCTTATAGGTCTTTCCCTGAAACTTTTTCTAATGACCCTAACAGGCTCTATGTTCCTTGGAGCATAGATGATGCTTATCACAAGATGCAGAACTTGTTGCGTGAACCACATCACAACATGGGCTTGATCAGTAACTGGAACAACGGCACAGTTGATCGCGTAATCGATATCATTGAAGGCAAGGGCGAACAATGGAATCGTGCTGGCAATCGATATCGTGATCATGTGGCACAAGACAAATATCATGTGAGAAAGATTGAATCATGAGCACTGTTGTAGTCACTGGCGCCGCTGGCTACATTGGCGGGCAAATTGCCTTACAGCTCAAGGATGCAGGGCACGCCATAACAGGGATTGATCGTAGACCCCTGCCAACGCATCTTACAGGTGTTATGGATTTTGTGCAAGCAGACTTTGACTGTAATGAATCCTTCAGGAAACTGCTTGATGTCAGGCCAGATGCTGTTGTACACTGTGCTGGTTCCAGCCTGGTTGGCCCCAGCATGAAAACTCCCAGCGACTACTATCACAACAACATGGCCAGAACCATGCACCTGTTGGACTTTGTGTTGGCAGCCATGCCACAGACTAGAATTATTTTTAGTTCAAGCGCCGCGGTGTACGGTGAGCCAGTTATGGCTAATTGTCACGAAGTTGATCCCAAAGAACCTATCAGTCCTTATGGCGAAAGCAAGCTGATGATTGACTGGATGCTGGAAGCATACCGACGTGCGTATGGTCTTGATTATGTCAGCTTTCGTTATTTCAATGCGTGTGGAGCTGATGCTCAAAAGCGACATGGTCAAGAACCTGGTGCTACTCACATTATTGCGCGAGTTTTAGAATGTTTGCGTGATGACGCTGAGTTCACACTGAATGGCACCAACTATCCCACGCCGGATGGCACCTGCATTCGCGACTATGTACATGTGGAAGACATTGCTCGAGCTCATGCTCTTGCTCTAGATCGTGCTGTGCCAGCTGGAGTATATAATCTAGGTTCTGGTACAGGCATCAGCAACCGAGAAATCATTGCTGCGGCAGAACGCATCACTGGCAAAGAACTAAAAATTATATCCGGTAAACAACGTGACGGTGATCCTCCGTTGTTAACCGCCAGTGCAGGCAAGTTTAATTCAGTAGCAGATCAGTGGCAACAACATGATCTTGACGCCATGATCGGTCATGCCTGGGCTTGGTATGTTCGATAAGATTCTAAAGTTTGAACATGCGCTGGCAGAGTTCACTGGCGCACCTTATGTGATCATGACTGATTGCTGCACACATGCCATTGAACTTTGTCTACGCCATGATCGAGTACGAAGCTGTAGCTTTACTGCATTTACCTATCTGAGTGTGGCCATGACCATGCACAAGCTGGGCATCAAATACAGCTTGGAAAATGAAGACTGGACTGGTGAGTATCACATTCATGACACTCGAATCTGGGACAGCGCTCGACGACTGGAAAAGAACATGTATCGACCTGGCGCTATGCAGTGTCTGAGTTTTGGCCACGGCAAACCTCTGCACATTGGCCGAGGTGGTGCTATCTTGCTGGATGACCCAGCCGCATACAAGACCATGATCCGTCAACGATATGATGGTCGCGACCTCGATATCACACCCTGGCAAGCACAACACACATTTCAAGTTGGTTATCACTACAAGCCCACACCCGAAGAAGCTGTTCAAGGCCTGGCCATGTTAGAAGGTATCAAAGAACAGGGCTGTGTGCCTGTGCCTGTCGCTTACCCAGATTTAAGAAACATTACCATAGTAGATTGACTTTGCGGTCTAAATACTATACAATTAACAAAACGCAATCCACTGCGTCAACATCGGAGAACATAATTGACAAAAGAATTTGTACCAGAAAAAATATTACGCAACACAGCTGAATTTGCGCCAGATCAACTACTACATCCTGTAGCCGAATCAAAAACACATAACAATATCATTGCAGGTGCAGAGCAACAAGGCGATGACGATAAAGATTATAAAGAAGCATACCTAGGTGATCATCTTCGCTTCAAGATGAAACGTGAAGGCAAACGTTTCTGGGCAGGCGATAACATCAGCGAATATGTCACAGAAGAAAATAAAGAACGCTTGATCGACGAAGCAGCCGAAGCATTTGAAACAGTGCTGGATCGACTGCTTATTGATCGAGAAACAGATCCCAACTCAAAAGGCACAGCAAGGCGCCTGGCCAAAATGTATTTTAAGGAGATCATGGAAGGTAGATATGAACCAGCACCAGACGCAACAGCGTTCCCAAATGATAGTGAAGACCGTTATGAAGGTATGCTTGTTGTTCGAAGCGAGCTTCGTTCTATGTGTAGCCATCATCATCAACCCGTTAGCGGCGTTGCTTACATTGGTATTATTGCTGCTAATAAACTTATTGGTCTGTCTAAGTATACTCGCATTGCTCAGTGGTGTGCTCGCCGGGGCACACTTCAAGAAGAACTGTGTAATGACATTGCCCGAGAAATCTCCAAAGCTACCGACAGTGAAAACGTAGCAGTGTATATTCAGGCCACACATGGCTGCTGTGAGAATCGCGGCATCATGGCACATTCAAGTCTAACACAGACCACAGTGCTCAAAGGTGCATTCAAGATGGACCAAGGTGTCAAGAAAGAATTCTTTGACAATATCAAACTACAACAGGACTTTGCACCACGATGACTGATTTAGAACAAGCAATGCAGGACAAAATTGCTCCCTGGAACTTGGAAGTCTCTGAGTTAACAGATTTTCATGTGGCTGTGTTTCAGGATCGATATCCGGTGACTCATGGTCACTTGTTGTTTGTACCCAAATACAATACTGCGGGAGTGATCCAGGATTGTTTTGAATCTGCCATGGCCGAAGGCAACCGAATGGTCGCAGCCGGCGAATGCGATGCATTCAACGTGGGTATGAACTCGGGTGCTGCTGCTGGACAAACAGTGATGTATCCGCATATACATCTGATTCCCAGGCGTACAGGCGACTGCACAGATCCTGTGGGCGGTGTGCGTGGTGTTATTGCAGGCCAGGCCAACTACAAACAACCCGGCTATCAACAGCCGTCATAAGTAATGATCAAGCGGTCTTGGTGTCATTCCCGCTTTACAAACTCTGCCACCTATGCTATAATCACATAGGAGAAAAAACATGGCAAACTCATCAGTCGACTTAATCCGTCATTTAGAAGAAAACTTACAAAACACTAGACCAGTGAACTATAGGTACACCAGCACCAAAGAGTATCACGACTCTTTTCCCTGCGCTTATAGACAATGGCGGGCTGATAGTCACTGTAATCTAATACACGGCTACAGCTTCAACATGAAGTTTTACTTTGGTACCAATGATCTGGATGCTCGCAACTGGGCTGCTGACTATGGCGGGCTTAAAGAACTCAAGGCTGTACTAGAAAGTCAATTTGATCACACTCTGCTGGTGGCCGAAGACGATCCTGAACTGGCATTTTACAAAGAAATGGAACAGCGCAAGTTGGCCAAACTGACAATTCTGCCTAAGCTGGGTTGTGAAGGTCTGGCAGATCAGCTGTACAAGTATGTGAATGGTGTTTACATTCCTGACATGTGGGGCCAAGCCGAGTCCAATCGCTTGTGGTGCTATCGTGTGGAAGTTCGCGAAACACAAGCCAACATGGCGTTCCGCGAAGGACATCGTGAGTGGAATGAAGATTTATTTGCGTGAGAAAACTAGCAACAGGTGCTGAAGTTCCTGATCTGGACAAGGCTGTGACACTCACAATCAAAACCAAGTGTCCTGCCAAGTGGATGCTGGTTGACATGGAAACTAGCGAAATGTATTCTCCATACGATACTCCTGGAAAACTGCAATGGAAAAAAATTGATCAAGATCAACATCCAGTGCTGAAACTTTTAAAGATTTATCCAAATGAAAAAATATAACATAGCAATTTTGCTGCCTACTCGTGGCAGAACACATGCGTTGGATCGCAGTGTACGTACCTTGATCGACAACGCACATGACATAAAGAATGTACAGATCATGTTTGGATTTGATCGCGACGACACAGTGGGACTTGATTATTTTCGCACCAGTCTCCAACCCAAACTGGATCAACAGGGTGTGGATTATGTGGCTGTGCAGTTTAATCCCCTGGGCTATATCAACATCAACCGATATGGCAATATCTTGGCCGAACATGCTGACGCAGACTGGTACATGTTCTGGAACGACGATGCTATTATGGAGACAGCTGAGTGGGACAGAATGATCGGCGAACGCACTGGTGAGTTTCGACTGTTGGCGGTGCACACTCACAATGATCACCCTTACAGCATTTTTCCCATTGTGCCTGCAGAGTGGATGGACATTCTTGGCCACTTGAGTCCGCATCAAATGATTGACGCTTGGTTGAGTCAACAGGCCTACATGTTGGACATCATGGACCGACTAGAAATCTATGTCACCCACGATCGTCATGATCTCACTGGCAACAATGCTGACGCCACGTTCAAAGGACGTATAGCACTGGAAGGCCGTCCTCATGATCCTGTAGACTTCCATCATATCTCCAACACTAAACGTCGCATGGCAGAATGTGAAAAACTTGCAGTTTACATGCGATCTCTAGGCACGGATACTGCCTGGTGGGATAGCGTCAAAGCTGGTACACAAGATCCCTGGGTCAAACTCAAAGATTTTGATACCAATCATCAGATGGTACAGTTCAACATGAAAGTTGATCCTGCCAGTGGCCAAGTAAATTATACTCCTGACCAATGACCCAGAAAATCCACAGTCGATCCCAACCAGACACTTTGTTAGCGTGTGTGATGTCAGCAGCTGACGCTGCAGGTCGCACGGACGCAGCAGATGCAGAAGAAATTTTACAAGCCAGTATTTTGCGATTGCCCACTGGCAAAACTATTGCTCCGCACTGTCATCTGCCACAGGTGCGAACTACTACAGGCACCTGTGAAGCCTGGGTTGTGGTGTCGGGTCGTGTGGTAGCACAGGTGTTTGATCTTGACCAGTCACTGGTCGCAACTGTGGGATTGACTGCAGGCGACTGTATGATCTTGTATCGCGGTGGGCACAACTTCACAGTGGTATCTGTAGATGCTGTGATATACGAAATCAAAAACGGTCCCTACAACGGACCCAAAGCTGACTCGGAAAAAATTCAATGAAAACACTGGTATTTGGATCCACAGGAGGTATTGGTTCCTGTGTGAGTGATCAATTGACTCAACAAGGACATCAAGTTGTAACTGTCACTCGTGCTGAGTTAGAATGCAGCAATGACTTTTTAGAACAACAGATCTCTGATATCATTGCCCGAACGGAACCAGACTGGATATTCAACTGTATTGGTACGTTGGGCACCAATCAAAGCAGGTACCGAGAAGTATTTGATGCCAACTTTGGTAGTGCCTGGGCCATTGTGCGACACTATATCGACCACCCTGATCAAGCAGTCAAAATTGTACTGACCGGAAGTGCTGTACACAATCAACCTCGTCGCAATCTGGTGCTGTATGCTGCCAGCAAATCGGCACTGCACAACATGTGGCAAAGCACTGAAGACATATTTGCCGGAACCAATGTACACATTGCCTTGATACATCCTCCCAGAGTCAACACACCAATGTTGAATGGTAGACCAGGTGCCAGTTTGGAGCCAGAATACATGGCTCAGGTCATGATAGATTTGACACGCACAATGAAAAGTCGTACACTACTAGAACTAGGAACTTAACAATGAAAACAGCATTTATTACAGGCATTGCAGGACAAGACGGCAGTTATTTGGCCGAACACCTGCTGGAACAGGGCTATAGAGTCACTGGCATCATTCGACGCAATTCAACTGTGGAGCATCAAAAGGATCGCATTGGCAATCTACCAGTGGAAGTGGAATACGGTGACCTAACTGATCAAAGCAGTCTGGAACGTGCACTGCGACTGTATCAACCCAATGAAATCTACAACCTGGGTGCACAAAGTCATGTGCGTATCAGTAGCGACATTCCACAGTTTACCACACAGGTCAATGCCTTGGGTGTGATCAACATGTTGGAGGCCTATCGCACTGTGGTTCCCGAAGCTAGATTTTATCAAGCTAGCAGCAGCGAGATGTTTGGATCCAGTGTGGATGCTGACAATTATCAGCGTGAGACCACTCCCATGCGACCGGTGAGCCCATATGGTTGTACCAAGGTGTTTGCCTACAACATGGTACATCACTATCGCAAGGCCTACCGGTTGCATGCGTCAAACGGTATATTGTTCAACCATGAGAGCCCGCGCCGTGGCTCAAATTTTGTGACCAACAAAGTGGTCAAAGGTGCTGTGGAGATTGCTCTGGGCTTGAGTAACCAGTTGGAGATGGGCAATATGGACAGTTATCGTGACTGGGGTCACAGCTATGATTATGTGCGAGCCATGCACCTGATTACACAACAAGACCAACCTGACGACTTTGTGGTGTCCACTGGCATTACTAGATCTGTGCGAGACATGTGTGAATATGTATTTGGACAACTGGGATTGAATTATCAAGACCATGTGATTCAGAATCCTAAATACCTTCGCCCAGAAGAACTGCCTTACTTGCGTGGAGACAACACCAAGATTGTCAAGCAACTGGGATGGCAACTCACATACACATTTGAAGCACTCATGGACGAAATGATTGAGCACTGGCAACACATTTACAGCCGACAACGCAACGATTAACATGAAAAAACTATTTACATTCGGATGTAGTTTTACCAACTATCGCTGGAGTACGTGGGCTAATTGTTTGGCCCCAGAATTTGATTATTTTGAAAATTGGGGGCAAGCCGGCGGCGGCAATCATTATATTTTTAATTCAGTAATGGAAGCGGATCAACGGTATTCATTTGGACCTGACGATACTGTAGTAGTTTGTTGGACCAGCATTGATCGAGAAGACCGGTACATACAAGACAGATGGCACACACCGGGTAATGCATATTTTGCCAAGACAGTGTATCATCCAGACTATCTTCGATCTCACATTGATGAGCGAGGATTTTTAATTCGCGATCTGGCATACATCAAAGCTGTAAAAACTTTGTTAGAAAACCGGCCGGGCATAAACTGGAAATTTTTAAGCATGGTAGAACTAATGGCTCGACCTGTTGCCGACGACAATGTCAGTGTTTATAGAGATGTTATGAGACTGTATTCAGATGTGCTAGATACTATTTTGCCTGGATACGACAAAACTGTTTTTTTAAACAACTGGCCTAAACCAGGAGATGATCCACATCCCAGTCCCGAAGAACATTTGGCTTATCTAGATGTAGTGTTGCCAGGTTGGGTGACAAAAGAATCAACTCGTGTTAAAATGCATGAGGAAAGTATTAATTTAACAAAAACCCCTGCACGTTCAGGAATAGCAAAGGTAAAAAGATTATGAAACTCAAAGTAAGTGAACTATTTTATTCAGCACAAGGCGAAGGTCGCTATGTAGGCGTTCCTTCAGTATTTCTACGCACGTTTGGTTGCAACTTTACCTGTTCAGGATTTGGCTGCAAGCCTGGAGAAAAATCCACAGAAGCAGACAAAGTGGCCAAGAAAGTTGAACTGTACAAGACTTTTGAAGAACTACCCTTGGTCACAACTGGCTGCGACAGCTATGCGTCATGGCACCCAGACTTCAAACATCTCAGTCCCACATACACTGCACAAGAACTGGCAGACCGCATGACTGAACTGTTGCCCAATGGTGTGTGGCAACAGCCCAACGGCAATCCCGTGCACTTGGTAATCACTGGCGGCGAGCCCTTGCTGGGCTGGCAACGTGCTTATCCAGAACTGTTGGATATTCTAGCCGAACGTGGTCTGCGGCATATCACATTTGAAACCAATGGTACCCAAGAACTCACTCGAGATTTCAAACAGTATCTGGCCAACTGGTTTGGTGAGATCACTTTCAGCGTCAGCCCCAAGCTGAGTGTGAGTGGCGAAGCTTGGGCAGATGCTATACGGCCTGATGTGGTCTGGGATTATGAATCCTACGGTGTGACCTATCTCAAGTTTGTGGTAGAAAAGCCTGCGGACTTTGACGAACTGGATCGTGCTGTGGCCGAATATCGCAGTCGTGAATTTGCAGGCCCTGTGTTTGTGATGCCTGTTGGCGGCGTGGTGTCAGTGTATAACGGCAACAGAATTAACGTGGCCGACGAAGCACTTAAACGTGGCTACTGGTACAGTCCACGATTGCATGTGGATATCTGGGGCAATGGCTGGGGAAAATAAATGTTCAACAAAATCAAAAAGTGGCTTGGCAATGACCGGCCTGCAGCAGGTGGCCTAGTGCCCCCAAAGCCTGAACCCAGGGCACCAAAAGCCAAGCCTCCGGTCAAGAGTGAGAAAGAGCTTGCAACTGAAAAAGGCGAGCCTTATGTTGCTATCTTGCGCATGGACGTTGACCCCGAAAACTTGCACCAAGGTGCGTTTGAACTAGACTGGAACGAAATCTTTATTGCTCGACTGGTCAAAGCTGGCTACATGATCAAAAAAGACGACACTGACACAGAAATTATGGATCGCTGGTTTCAGAACGTGTGCCGCCATGTGGTGATGGAAACTTGGGAACAAGAGCAGGCCATAAACAAATCAGGCATCTGGGTACGCAGCACTGACATTGGCAACGGTCGCAGCGAGGTATCATAAACATGTACAACGTCGAAGAGCGCATGCAAGAATTGGCACTACCCATAGAAAAACAAATCCTAATGTGCGACAATCGCGAAGAACTGCTGATGATGGCTTGTGTTATGATGCAACGTACTCGAGAAATTTTTGATCAAGAAATTGGTGAGGCAGGCAGAAAATTAATGTTTAAAGATTTAGTATGATATTTAATCACATCAAACAACTCAAACAAGACGGAAAGAAAATTGGCATCACTTTCTCAACCTTTGACATGCTGCATGCTGGCCACATTGCCATGCTGTCAGAAGCCAAGAACCACTGCGATTATTTGATATGCGGCCTGCAAACTGATCCCACAATTGACAGACCTGATACCAAAAACAAACCTATACAAAGCATTGTGGAACGACAGATACAATTGGCTGCTTGCCGTTATGTGGACGAAGTTGTGGTGTATCAAACTGAACAAGATCTCATTGACCTGTTGTTGATTCTGCCACTTGATGTGCGTGTGCTGGGTGTAGAATACAAGCATCAGGATTTTAGTGGTCGGTCCGAAGGTGCCCTGCGAGGAATTGAACTGGTATTCAACGGACGAGACCATAGTTTCTCCAGCAGTAGTCTACGCAAGCGTGTGGTTGCTGCCGAAAGTCACAAGGCACTGTCACACAAATGATCTTGTACGTTAATGGTTGTAGCCATAGTGCAGCCGCTGAGGCGTTGGTCAAATACGCCTGGTCATGTGATGACGGTGATCTATGGGGAACTGGAGCTGAGCCGCATCCTGCTAACCTGGCAGTTAGTTACGGCAAAAGAATAGCAGACGCCATGGGCATGGACTTGATATGTCAGGCCAGTTCGGGCGGCAGCAACGATCGTGTTATTAGAACCACCACAGAATGGATCAATCACAATCAAGAACAATTGGCAAATACGTTTGTAATTTTGCAATGGACCACTTGGGAACGAGAAGAATGGTTGCATAATGGCACATGGTATCAAGTAAATGCTAGCGGAATAGACACTGTGCCATCTGAACTACAAGAACGCTACAAAAACTATGTGGTAAATGTAGATTGGCCCAGTAAAACTCTTGATGCACATGATAAAATTTGGGCAATGCATTTGTACCTCAAACAGCTAGGCGTGCGACATTTGTTCTTTAGTGGCCACAGTACATTTAGTGATATCCAGGATCAACTCGACTGGGGCAAATACTACATGTATCCGTATGTTCGGGAAGAATCCTATCATAATTGGCTAATAAACAACGGTGGCACCTATGCCAATGCCAAAAGTTATCATTTTGATGCCAAAAGTCATAGACTTTGGGCTGAACGTGTGCTACAATACATTAAAGATAACCAACTACTAGGCACCAATGAAATACCTGCTAATCGACACGTCTAACATGTTCTTTCGTGCCAGGCATCAAGCACATCGTGCCAGTGACACATGGACCAAGCTGGGTTTTGCCCTGCACCTGACTTTTATGAGTGCCAACAAGGTTGCTCGTGATCTTGGAGCAGACCACGTGGTGTTTGCACTGGAAGGTCGCTCGTGGCGCAAAGACGTGTACAAACCCTACAAGGCCAACCGTGCTGTGGCACGTGGTGCCATGACTGAGACTGAATCCGAAGAAGACAAGATGTTTTGGGAGACTTATGATTTGATGACCCAGTATCTCTCAGCCAAGACCAATTGCAGTGTGATACGCTGTGCCACTGCCGAAGCAGACGATGTGATTGCTCGCTGGATCGCACTGCATCCACAAGACGAACATGTGATTGTGAGTTCAGACTCAGATTTTGTGCAAATGATTGCACCCAATGTCAAACTCTACAACGGCATCAATGAACACTTGTTTGCTGTGGACGGTGTCACAGACAATCGTGGTCGCCGCCTGGCATTCACTGTTGAAAGCAACAGTAAAATCAAAGTAGGCAAGCCTGACCCCAAGTTTGAAATACCTGCAGACTATCAGCATTGGGCATTGTTCATGAAATGTATGCGTGGCGACCCAGGTGACAATGTGTTTTCGGCCTATCCTGGTGTGCGAGTAAAAGGCACCAAGAATCAGGTGGGCTTGACTGAAGCTTTCAAAGACCGTGATCGCCGTGGTTATGCCTGGAACAATCTCATGCTTCAGAGATGGTCTGACCACGAGCAAGCAGAACACCGAGTGCTAGACGACTACGAACGCAACCGTACCTTGATCGATCTCACAGCACAGCCCGATGATGTCAAGGCCGCGGTAGATGCTGCCATTCGCGAACAAGTCAGTCACAAAGATGTGGGCATGGTAGGTGCACACTTTTTGAAATTCTGTGGCAAGTACGATCTTGTCAAACTCAGCGACCATGCAGATGCCATGGGTCGTTGGCTGAACACAACATACCAAGGAGTATTAAAATGATCGAAGCAAAACCAGTTATTCCCGACAGATACTGGATCCTCAAACAGGACAACCGCAAGGTTGGGCAAATCGAAGCAGATGAATCTGGAGTCACTGTAAAGATACAGAACCGTGTGGCCGGCTACAAAACCATCCGGATGGCTGGTCGCGAGGCCAATATTGAATTTACCAAGTTATCCAGTGTCAAGCCAGTCACCAACCAGGTGCATGGGTTTGAAGTCACCGGACGTGTGTACAATCCTGTATGGGATGTGAAACACCGATTGCCGTTGTTCACCCGCGACACCAAAAGCAAAAGCTGGTATGCTGCTGGATGGTACCGAGTCAAACAACATCGTGACTGGAAGACTGTGCAGAATCCCAAGTTGATTGCACTACAACGATATGACTATCAAGGCCCTTTTCACACCAAGGAACAAGCAAATGACAAATCCGTTTAGAGATCAAGAGAAATTTATGCGAGCATGTGATCAGAAAACTGATGCGTATGCAATTTCTCAGTACAAGATGTATCTGAATCTAATTGACGAAGAACATGCTGAACTCAAACAAGCAGTGGCAGACGACGACATGACTGAACAGTTGGACGCCTTGATTGACATCCTGGTGGTCACCATTGGTGCTATACATAGTGCTGGATTCAACGGCGAAGGTGCCTGGAAAGAAGTTATGAACACAAACTTTGCCAAGATTGATCGAGACACCGGCAAGGTGCGCAAGCGTGAAGATGGCAAGGTACTCAAGCCCATGGGCTGGAAAGCACCTGAGCTTACGCCGTTCTTGAAGAAATAATATACAGACTCAACGGAGAAATACCATGCGACTAATCAATGATGAATACGACGATTGCTGGGTCTGGGTCGAAGATCACAATGAAGATCTAGAACTCAGTCCGCATTTTGACTACGAAGAAGACGCAATTCAATGGCGTGATCAAATGCAACAGGAGATCAAATAATGAGTTTACACATCAATCGCTTTGTTGACAGCATCAAAGCACACGAAAGTCGTGGTCAAAAAGACTTTGTCATGAGCATGCGAGACGCCAAGGACTTGCACAGCGACATTACCAAGTTGTTGTTGACGCTGGAACAGTTGCATAACAAAGCACCTGGTGCCCAAAAAGACGAAGTAATTACCGTAGAACTCACTGGTGGTGGTTTTAAAAGTACATAGTTTATGTGATAAATAAATGTATGAGTAGACCCAAACCTCAAGTGTTGATTGAGAACACAAACAAGAAGACTTACAAAACTGAGCAGGTGCTGGCCAGCGAAGGCGTATGGGCAGTGTTTTATGAGTCAAAGCCTATCAATTTAAAAACTTCAAACATGCTGACTCAGTATCCTGGACCCAAGTACAAAAAAGTATCTTTTTCAAATCCAGGACATGCTATCAATCTAGCTCGCAAACTCAACACACAATTCAAAACAGACAAGTTCTCTGTGGTGGTGTTGACACAGGGAACCCAAGTGTTCCCCAATGCTGTCTAAACTAGATTATACCAGGCACATGCTGTCGCTGTTGCCCAGCGATCACGGTTTGAGTTTGGAAATAGCTTTAAAAGATTGGTGGCAAGATATTCGTCCCGACGGCGGCCTACGTTTGAGTTGCGAAGGATATCAAGTGTTCAAACAGCTGGGTATCGAAAGCTACGAATTTGATGTTCCTGTAGGTACACCAGCTAACCCGGGGCAGTTGGTTGCACTGAACAAACACTTGACTCATCCATACTTTATACAACTAGGCAAAAAGCCTCGCTTGGTATTTTTTGATGGTCGAGAAGCCAGTGCGTTTGCACTGTATGGGGACATTGTTAAATTTACCCGGGGCCTAAATAGAGGTTGACCAAAAACCCCAGATCGCTTATACTGTAATTGTAGTAGTTAGTGACCCAAGTGAAAGGAGCTCAAAATGGCAGAAGTCAAACTTTCCACACTGTACAAAGTCACAGTGACAGAATACGACTGTGGTGTGCAACGAGTTGACCCCGACGACATCCGGTATTTTACCACCCTGGAAGAAGCAGAAGCCTACAAATATCGCCAAGATTGTGGCGGCCCAGAATGCTACTGGCGTGCTAGCATTGAAAAAGTTGCATAAAAACAACACTTTTTAACCCCAAAAAGTAGTAATTTTGTAGTAATACTTTTCATGTGCAAAAACGGTTGACCAAAAACGCAAGATCGGTTATAATATACACATGAACACAAAAACACTAGCCCGTAAAAAGCGCACCGATCGTACTCATGTGATCTACATGATTGAGTCTGGCGCTGATTTTTACATTGGTGTTACTGCCAAGACCGAAAGCACTGTGAAGAAATCAGTGATCACTCGTTGCCGCAAGCACTTTTATCGCATGCGTTCTGAAGACAAGAGCTGGATGCTGTACGAGACCATGCGAGCTCGTGGCGTTGGCAAATTCACTGTGCGTGTGATGGCTGTGGTGCGCGGCAAGACCGAAGCCCACAACCTGGAGCGTGGTTTGATCCGCGATATGAAACCCAACCTGAACACAGATGTTCGTGGTGTTGCATAAGGAGTTGAAATGACAAAATTCGTACACATTGTTTATGTCCACCCCGTAGAACTGGGTGAACCTAACTTGACAAAGGTCAAGGAAGAAAAAGAGTTTGAATCACATTTTAATGCACTGACTTGGGTAGACATTCGTAACGGTCGAGCAAAGCAAAAAGGTGAAGAGTTGCAGGCAGTCTACTACGGCTGTGTCAACGATGCTACAGGAGAATTGATATGAGTATACTTAGAGGGGGCAAGACAGGTGCTGAGCCCGGACTCTTGCAGGATGATTCAAGAGCGTTGAGCCGCTGGTTTGCCAGCAGAATAGATGCTCGTTGGACACTCCGTAGGGTCTTGACAGATTTGTAAAACCGTGTTATAATACATTCATTGCAACAAGGAATCATCATGAAACAAATTACCACCATCGTCGGCACAATTATGTTTGGTATTGCGGGTCTACTGCTGCTGAGCTTTTTGCTGAGTTTGCCTGTGTATCTGCTGTGGAACGGTTGCTTGGTTGGCGCTGTTGCGGGAGTTAGTGAAGTGTCCTGGTTGCAGGCCTGGGGGCTGACTGTGTTGTGTGGCTTCTTGTTTAAATCTTCCACACATACCCCAAGCAAATAATCAAAAGGAATCAACATGGCTGGCAAAGCAAAATCAATCTATCTCACAGTCTTGCCCAAGGGCAAGCACCTGAGCGTGTTTAAAAAAGTGTTTTTTGAAGCCAAGAGCTACAATGAATACGTCAGAACAGATGAGTTCAAGGCACAATGGCCTGCTGATCAGTTTGACATTGTAAAAGAAACTTACTGATGTATATTGCCAACCACAACAACACCATACAGCTACCCTGGGAGCCAGGTCTGTTGGAATGGTTGCAGGAGACTTATCCTTACTCCGGGTACAAGATTGTGACAAGGTCTTTGTCACAATGTGTCTGCTGAAAAAACTACTGATAAGTAACACACTATGGAATTTTTACCTGTACTAGAACTCATTGATCGACTGTGCATTGCCCGGATCAAATTTGAAAGAACCAAGGGCGGCAATCAAGCCGAACTGTCTTGGTATGAACAACGTTATCAGCAACTGATTGGCACTCTAACTCAGGGCCAACGAGCTGTGCTGGATCACAACATTGCAGAAATCACTGTGATACACAATCGTATCTGGGATCTGGAATGGCAGTTGAAATCTGGCGTAGAGCACCTGTTGCCCATGGACGAGATTGGCCGGCGAGCCATTGCCATCCGCGACTGGAACAACAAACGCATTACCTACAAGAATTCGATTGCTGCCTTGTTTGACCTGGATCTGAGAGAAATCAAAACTGATCATTTAAGTGACTCTGAACAGTTGTTTAAAACTGTTGACACTAAATAATTTTCCTGTTAGAATATAATTTAGGGACCTTAGCTCATTAGGTTAGAGCAGCAGACTCATAATCTGTTGGTGGAGTGTTCGAATCACTCAGGTCCTACCAAACATCTGGCGTTCGTATAATGGATAATACAGGGGATTTCTACTCCCCTAATAGCAGTTCGATTCTGTTACGCCGGACCAGAATATAAGTAATGGTATGGAGCAAAAATCAAACCTAGTCAAAGGCAAAGACAGTTACGACTCTACATCAACCGGCGGATTGATTCCATTTTTTAATCGCAATGTAACACCTTATCCAACTGAAGCTGGTGGTCCTAAGTTTGATCTGGTGCCTGTCACACAGCAAAAAGATCTAATGATCAATCATGCCAGGATGTATGCACAACAAGAACACGATCGTATCATGGAACTGGTTGCAGTACTAGAAAAACAAGCACAAGCAATCAAGCGTAGACTAGATGTTACAGATGCAGTGCATGCCGCAGTGTACCAATTTCAACCTGTTATGGGACAACAGTATTGGTTGGTGTGGAACCGGCGTCGACAACATACCTTGCTGACACAAAACGGCCCCGACGATTGGTCAAGTAGTGCTCCTGAAGACTATGAATACCAGACACAAGTAAAGTACATGGGTGACCATACATGGTTAGAGATTTTGAGTTAAAGTAAAAATTACAAAGAAACAAAAAGATTATTGCGAGTATGGTGAAATAGGTAGACACAAGAGACTTAAAATCTCTCGCTCGCAAGGGCATGCCGGTTCAATTCCGGCTACTCGTACCACAACAAAAGGAACATTATGAGCACAATTAAAAAACTGCAAGTGGAATTTGCCCCCGGAGCGTTTGACACCTTTGAAGGCACCCAAGAAGAACTAGACCAGCTGATGGCAGAGATTACTGATACATTTAGCAACATGACAACTGAAGATTTTGAGTCCCAGAATATTATGACCTTGGACGAAAACAACTTGACCGAAGCAGAGTGGGATCTATTAGATGCAGAAGATGCATTGTTTCTCAGCCGCGGCCAATATCTACAATGATCAGTTAAAAAAACGTGAAAAATTACTGGCCCGCCTACCAAGACATTGAGCTGGCCAGCACAGCCTTGAAGTGGGGCTACTACATACCCGGACTAATCGGTCAATACAGACCTGACATTGAACTGATTGAAATCAGACTGGATTTTAAAAAAAACACTGATTGTTACGGCAATGTCAAACACCATCATCGGGACGTGGACTACAGTGACTTGTCTGGCCAAATTGAATCGGCGCTTGCGTCAGGCAAAAAAGTTGGACTGTTGGTAGAAGATGAGCATGTGTACTATGAAAAAAATCATCAGTTAACTGCAATAGTGAATCGCTACCAAGACCATGCGGTGTATTGGCTAACACAATACGATTCAAAAAGAATCAAGTTGATATATCAGGATCAGCACGGACTTGAATGCAAAATACTAGAATTGCCTTGGTTGATCTTGAATGAATGCTTGGTGTACAACTACATCAAACGCGTTCGGATACCTACTATAATTTTGTCACGGCGACATTATCAAGATCCCACTAGTAATTTTTTCACCGTGACCGGCAAGTACGAACCTTTTAGGAAGCAACTGCTGGAAGCCCTGGTAGATCATGGTCTAGATCAATACGGACTGCTTACTGTGCCCAAAGATTCGCACGACTGGTATCACTCGGACAAATATCAAATTGGTCAACAGGTGCAGATCGAATCGCATGCCCCGTATGGCACACCGCCCAGGAGAGATCATGACAAAATGGCTGCACAATTTTTTGAGAACAATGTGTGGCTCAGCTGCAATACGCAAAACTTTCTTCACCTGGAAAGAACCTACATAAACTATCCTCTGGCCATCATACCCGAAACTACTATGACCAATTTTTTTGCCACTGAAAAAAGCGTGTGGCCTGCGCTGCTGGGCAAGATGTTTTTGATTCTAGGGCCTGCAGGATGCATGAGCTACATTCAGCGATTCTACGATGTTGACCTGTCACAATTTATGAATCTTGATTTTGATCAAATAGATCCATTGACACATGAACATTTTTCTGAAAAAATAAATTGTATGTTGAGTCAAAATCGAGATTTTGTTGTTAACGCCAAACAGATACATGCACAGTACCGGGATCAATTTCAAGCAGCGCAAAACACCATTGGACCAAACATCTACAAGTTTGTGCTGGCACAATTGGATCTGATTCAATAGACTCAAACCCACTTGACAGCATACGAGAATAAATATATACTGCAAGTTAAGACTGTATGAAGTAGATAGAAAAGGATTCTGGACGCGGGTCCTTTTAAGCGGCATCGAAGTGTCGTCTGACATAAATACACTTATGTATTACTATGTCTATCAAATAACAAACTTGTTGAACGACAAAATCTATGTCGGGAAACATAAATCTGCCAAACACCCTTCTGAAAACGAATATTACGGCTCTGGGAAACAAATAACAGCCGCTATTAAAAAATACGGTATAGAAAACTTCAAGAAAGAAGTCTTATACTACTGCTCGTCATTGGAAGAAATGGCAGACAAAGAAGCAGAAGTGGTCACTGAAGATTTTGTAAAAAGACCCAACACTTACAATATGCACAAAGGTGGTACAGGAGGATGGGATCACTACAACGGTAGCAAAGAACACAGTGCTAATTCACGCAAAGGCGGCGTAAAAGGCGCAAAACGATTGAACGATTTTATAGCAGAGCAAAAGTTCAACGACACAGAGTGGTGGCAAAATTGGCACAGCAAAGTAGTAGAATCCAACAGATCTAAAAATAATAATAGCTGGTTGAACATTTCTGAAGATGAAATGCAAAGAAGAAAAAAACAACAGAGTGAAAATGCGGTAGGCAATAAGAATAGTCAGTATGGCAAGATTTGGATTTCAAATATATTGACAAAAGAAGTAAAACGCATTACAATAAATGATACTATTCCACAAGGATGGGCAAGGGGCAAGAAAGGCCATGCTCCTACCAAACTTTGGGTAAATAATGGTGTTAAGGAGCATTATATCTTACTTGAAAAACAGCAAGAATATGTCCTTAAAGGTTTTAGTAGTGGCAGACTTAAATCAAGTATGTCGCGAACGAGTATGGTAGTTTAACGCTTTGATAGAAAGAAGTTCTGGACCCGGCTAGCATTATGCCGGCAGGTCCACCATAAACATTTTGTAACCATCGAAAGATGAGTCAAATACCATAAGGTTAGAATAAAAACGGCTCTAACTACAAAATGTTTTTGATGGGCTTGAAAAGATTCGACAGGGCAACAAGTATTGACAAGATCTACTCGGCAATGTAGAAGCCGTTAGGGTTGGAGTATTTCGGCCGTAGACACAAAAAAAGTAAAAGCAAACGACTCACAGTTCGCATTGGCTGCTTGAAAAAGCAATCTAGGGTAAGACATACCTCGTAACAGAAACTCAGAACCCGCTTTGGCGGGTTTCTTTTAAATACAAAAACAGAATGAGATAATGAACAAACCAATTATGTTCTTGGGAAGCGGCCAGCAAATTACAGAATTTGCAGAGACTTGCGATCTTAATGGGCAAAGTGTTGCAGGAATCGTCGATAGTGACTACTACGGCAATACCACAGACTATCAGGGCATACCTTATGTTGGTAGAGAAGATGATTTTGATTTTTCTGATGCTGCTGACAAGTATGATTTTTTCATTGGGTCAACGGCAGTTGCTGGAATGCCTCGCACTATACAACGCCGCAGACAATTTGTCGATCTAGTTGATCAATTGAATTTGCCATGTGCAAATATTATTGATCCTCAATGCAGAATCAGTCCCGGGGCCAAGTTAGGCAAAGGAGTATACATTGGATATTCGTCCTGGATTTCTCACCAGGTTGTGATTCACGATCACTGTATAATGCATTCATTGGCAGGATTAGGACACGGTTGTGTGATAGGAAAAAATACTACGTTCCAAAGAGCTAGTACTGCAGGTAGTAACGTGACATTTGGAGAAAATGTTATTGCTTTAATAGGTTCAAGATTTTTAGGATTTCCATCTATGAGCGTAGGAAACAATGCAATTATATATCCCGGAATGGTAGTAATGCGAGATGTTGCCGCCGAAGAAATAGTTAAATTCAGTAGTAGAAAAATTTACTCAGGACTTGCGGAACAAGTCCCAACACAAGAGACTTAGAATCTCTTGCTTGCACCATGAAAGAACATATGATTTCTAGCAGTCCAGATCGTTACACTTTCCAGAAAGACAAGTACATTGAGCGTCGTCTTGAAGAAGGTCGCGATCTTGATGATCCCAATGTACAGGCCGTGATCCAACTCTATGATGATGCACGGGCCCAGGCTGATCAACATGCCCAGGATCCCGAGTGGCAAAAACACAACCTGGAGTTTGATCTGCGTACCGCAGACTGGATGGTTGCCAAGGTTCAAGAAAGCAGAGTGTACGCTCAAAATCTCTATGCTGCCTTGTGCAACAACCAGTTCCAGAAACAAGAAGTATGGCCCATACTGAAAGATCAGGTCTGGTCATGTTCGTGGCGCTATGCTGGCGGCATTGTGGCTGACATGCGTGGCGAGGGTGACTACATTGACTGGTACTGTAGCGGCATCAAGGGCTATGAAGCCAGCCAGGAACAATCTGAGTGGAACATGCTGACTCCAGAGCAGCAGATGGCCCACAAGGAAAGCACAGCGTTTGTGAGCGAAAGCACAGTGACTGATGATGTCCGTGAAGACCTGGCTCGTCTGGGTTGGTCTGTGATTCCAGAATAAAAACTGCCACAAATTTTGCCAAAATAGTTGACTTTTGTCGCAAAGGCATATATACTACACTATGATGATGCAAACTGTACTCACACTCAATCTAATACCAACCAGCCCAGAGCTGGCCTATGAGAGCGATTGTCTTCAGGGTCTTTGCCGGTGTAGTTAACAAAAGTACTGCATTCACAAAGACCCGCTAACTAGGCGGGTTTTTTTATGGCGCTGGTAGACACAAAATCGCACCAGTGCTATAATACACACATAACAGCAGCAAACGATCGAGTAGCTGAGTAGAATTCTTTAAAAATTTACTGATATTTTTTCTTGCTACGGCAAGAAATTATATTGAAACACATTTTCAATCTGAATTGACAGATACAAACAACCAAGGGGATCCGCTGGACTTGAGCCAGGTGCATTCTGAATTGACAGAAATAAGGTTGTAAGGAGAGCCGAGTGTGTTTCAATATAACAAATTTGGAGCATTCGTCTATCGGTTAGGACAGTGGGTTTTCAGTCCACTAAGAGCGGTTCGACTCCGCTATGCTCTACCAAAGTTTTGCACCTGGCGTAATGGAAGCGTTACAGGTTAGTATCGAAAGATATACCCGAGAGGCGATGCGGGGGGTGCAGGGTTCGATTCCCTGCGGTGCAATCAAGTTTAGGACAGTTGGCCGAGTGGTTGAAGGCGACGGACTGTAAATCCGTTCTGTAAAAAGCGCAGTGGTTCAAATCCATTACTGTCCACCAAATTTAGGTGCGTTCATATAACGGTCATTATCCTGGATTGTCTATCCAGAGACGGGAGTTCGACTCTCCCACGCATCGCCAAGTTTTTGCCCCGGTGACGGAATTGGTATACGTGTTGGTCTTAGAAACCAAATTTTAGGAGTTCGAGTCTCCTCTGGGGCACCAAGTTTAAGAGTTCGTCTAGAAACCGGTAAATTGTAGTTTGGTCTACAAGCTCTTGATTAGTTTATGGCGTTATAGGATGTAACGGGGTGCGGTTTGCCTCAACCTTGAATGATCTTCAAGGTTTTCTTGCGTGGGTTCGAATCCCACATGATGCCCCAAGTTATGCAGTTTTTGTCTGGAGTAATATTCCTGGACACGGATAAAAACAGAAATGTTCTGCGCCAAGTTATGCCCTGGACTGTGTTGCGAGTCAGATTTGAAGCTGAACGTAGACAGGTTCAATTCCTGTTAGGGGCGCCAAGTTTTGTTAGAGTGTTAGCAAGAGAAAGTCACGCTGTCTAGGTTTCTTCGAAGAACCAAAGCAGTAGAAGGTGATGGGTTCGACACCCACCCTGCGGGGAACTGCAGGGGTCCATTGAGGCGACTAAACTGGACCGGTATCCCAAGTAACTTACCGACTCCCGCTCGAGCTTGTTAATTCGGGTGAATGGCAGCAATAACGTGGTGCTGCTACTTTAACAAATTCAATATTTTATTTTTATAGTCAAGCATCAATAAAGGTATCGTGACGGGACGCTGTCACTATGCGGGCCTAACTGTGCGAGGAACAGGTCCTGATAAAACTGCTATTCGCTTGTCAGAGGAAGCACCTTTGTTGACAAATTGGCATCTCTTGATGCTTGACTATAAAAATTTTTGCCAGCGAGACTTGGAGTCCGAGGGGTCTTATATGCCCTTTCCGCCAGATTAGCGGCTTTGAGAGAGTTCGATTCTCTCCGCTGGTACCAGTTAAACTGACACAAACAAATTTAGTGTTAAATACTGCCATGACAAACAAATACTGTGCCTTGCCATTTAACCATGTAAATGTTAATCCTCGAGGCGACTATCAAATTTGTTGTAAACATCCTGTCCCTGCTGAACATAGAAAAAATATCAAATTTATTTCTCACTTGGAGTGGCAGAACAATCAATACCTTAAGGAAGTACAAACAAGTTTTGAACAAGGACTAGAACATCCTGGTTGCAACGCATGTTGGAAACTTGAAGATGTAAACGTATCAAGCCTTAGGCAAGTTCAGGCACAAGAATACCAAATTTTAGGGGCGAAACCTTTTCAGCAAAAATTGTTAAGCGTAGAACTTGCTGTAGGGAATCTTTGTAACTTGTCCTGTATCATGTGTGACGAAGAATCAAGCAGTGCTATTCTGTCAGAGAATCGACGATTGAATGTTTCTACAAGTGATCAACAAGATTTCACCTGGCCCGACACTGCGTTTGATCATCTTGAACAGATATTAGCAACTGTTCCTAGAGTGGTCAATTTGCGTGGCGGTGAGCCAATGTACAATAAAAAAATATTGGACATTATAAACAAGTTCTCTGACCAACACCTGAATTTAACAATGTTACATCTTTCAACAAATGCAACACGTTGGTCTCCAGAATGGGAAGCCGCACTAAAAAAGTTTCAACTGGTGAGAATCATGCTGAGTGTTGATGCAGTTGGATCCTTGTTTGAATACATTCGCTATCCAGCTGACTTTTGCCAGGTTGAAGAAAATATCAAAAAAATAGTCAGCAACAGCAATATCAACCCAGTTATACATGCAACAGTACAGAATCTAAATATTCTAAGTATAGGCAAATTGGTGCAATGGGCACATGACATAAACATTCATTTAATGATGGATTTATTGGTCTATCCCAAGCATTTACGAATTACCAACTTGCCAGATCATTTGAAAAAACAAGCAATTGATCATCTAGAACAAACACTTGATCTTGAGCTTGATTTGCATATTCGAAATTCACTAACTCAATACAAGAATGTTTTAAAAAGCGCTCTTGAACGTCCAATGGACCATGGGATGTGGCAATTTTTTGTAGACTGGACTTCTCTTAGAGATCATGCACGAGCAAACTCTCACAAAGAATTTTTAAAATATTGATACAAATTGTATCACCAAGTTAAGCAGATCATGTGGCGGAAAAACTCATTGACTATGGGCCCGACTGCCAGGGACCACGATTAAATCCTGAACCGCTGACGTTGAAAAACACGAGACTGCTAGTCACAGTCAACACATGTTCAGGAAGGAAGGGAGTGCAGTCTTGCATTCCGCACCTTTAAACGCAGGACAGTCACATGATCAGCTTATTCAAATTCAGTTGACAATCATTGTTGTTTGTTGTACATATAAAGGTCGGTTTGATTCCCTCCACTGCAACTAACATATGAATAAATAATTGTGAACACCAACACTTATGCTTAAAAAAATACAGGAATTTTACAAAATTTATGGCTATTACCACTGCAAAATGTGGGCGTGGCACTTGTTGATTATTTTATGCTTAATAGTATTGCCATTTGAATACTTTTTATGGTCCATATTAGTACATCTGATATTGATGCCTATAACGCAAACAATTTCTCATGATTATATCTGTCACGAATATATTCAACCCAGAAACAAAGTAATAGAAATTATTTGCTTAATAGTGTTTTACGGATTAGCAGGAAGAAGTATTGATGGCAAAAGAGCATACCACGTAAGTCATCATAGATTTTGGAAAACACCAGACCTGGACCCTCCACAGCAAAAAATGAAGGAGAGTTCGTTTTGGCAATACGCATTAAATTTTCAAAAGCCAGTATCTTACAATTTGCCGTATGTAAAAAGTAACTTGTTCAAAAACAATTCTTTGGTAAAGAAACTAGATAGTCACAGTGAAAAAATATTTTGGATTTTTCACGGTTTACTTTTTATTATTTTACCCATTGAATGGTTTGCAGTAATTTCCATATATTACATAGGGTTTGGAACAATTATTGGTGGAATACACGATCAAATATTTCATAGATACCACACCGCAACAGACCGATCATGGTATTTGCCAATATTTGGAAATCAGGCGTGGCATATAAAACACCACGAAGAATCTGACAGAATATATTATGGACCAGGATTGATCAAATGGGTAAATCCATCGTTGTATATTCATAAAATATTTTTCAAACCCACTGATCATTGTTTAGTTTAAACAGCAAACTTGCAGAGAAATGCAGGTACATTTTGTGTAAGCATGTAATCTCAGTGTTCCACTATTCTAAAACACATTTTGATGCCTTTAAGGTCATAAGGTTGATCGCTTATGATACGGTGCGTGATGAGTGTGTTTCACAATAGATAAATAAATTATCGCGGGAAGGGTCCGGTCACCGGCAGGGTCTCATAAGCCTTTGCAATCCTTGGTTCAAATCCAAGTCCCGCAACCAAACACAACATTTTTGCTGTGAGTCATAAATAACTTGCAACAAAAATTCAGTGGTTGACAACAATCACTAAATACCTTATAATACAAACATGATGAACAAAAACACTTTCGACCGCATGCATTCCGTACAGACCTTGGCACAGCCCTGGTCACGTGCCTTTGCCTGCGGCAAAAGTATTACAGGGAATCACCGGGTCCGAGAAGGAATCAGTTGCGCCTAACAGCAGTAACTCACAAACTTCAAGGACCCTGGAACTAAAAACTCCAGGGTTTTTCTTTATGTGCAATGAGTAACGAGGACTCAGCCAGCACACTAAACCAGGCAAACGGGCGGACAGGACACATGAACGTGTGGCGATAACACACTAGTAAGACTCCTGGTCGGGGTATCAACCCCGTCATGTCCAGTAGCAATACTGGGCATTCTAAAACGCACTAAGTTGATATGGACTGTGATGTCGCATCTAGTGCGTTTTAGAATGTATGGGCTGTAGGTGTTGTTGGGGGCACACGGGCTTTGCAAGCCTGGAGGAACGGTTCGATCCCGTTACGGTCCACCATATGTTAATGTATCGCTAGCTCAATTGGCAGAGTTCTGGTCTCCAAAACCAGCGGTTCGGGGTTCGAATCCCTGGCGGTACGCCAAGTTTTTTGTTGGGGGTTAGTGTAGCGGTAACACTACAGACTTTGACTCTGTCATCACTGGTTCGATCCCAGTACCCTCTGCCAATATTGCCGTGTAGCTCAGAGGAAGAGCAAACGCTTGATAAGCGTTAGGTCGACATTTCGAAATTGTCCATGGCAACCACATATATGTTGACACTGTTGGTCAACTGCTATATAATAGCAGTGTTAGTTTCAGGAATGGTCCCATAATGGTATTGGAGCGGCTTGCTAAGCCGTCGGTCGGTTAAACGGCTTCTCGGTTCGAGTCCGAGTCATTCCGCCAAGTTTTATTCCTCAGTAGCACAGCGGTAGTTGCGCGACACTGTTAATGTCGATGTCCGTGGTTCGATCCCACGCTGAGGAGCCAAACAAATCCATACTCTCCCTTGAAAAGTTAGGTCCCTGGATTTTTCTTTTTTGCCCTACTAGTACAATGGCAGTACACTGGTTTTGTAATCCTGTGATGGCAGTTCGATTCTGTCGTGGGGCACCACTTTTTATCCCGGTTGTAGTGTAATGGCAACACAGGTCCGTATACAACCAATGAAGGTTCGATTCCTTCCTCCGGGGCCACTCAATGCGTCTTTAGCTCAGTCGGAATAGAGCACTGGTTTACGAAGCCGGGGGCCGGGAGTTCGAGTCTCTCAGGACGCACCAAACACAGTTGACAACATTCTGCGATTGTTGTATAATCAAAACTTAAACGAAAGACTATATGAAGCGAACAGCTAAAATGTAGTGTCGACCCAGATCCCATGTCGGTCTGGAGTTGGCACTGAAAAGACAATTCACGACTGAGTATGGGATCATAGTGAAATGGTTATCACAGCAGACTTTTAATCTGCCAATTCCCGGTTCGAGTCCGGGTGGTCCTACCATATAAAAACACATTATAGCAACGCATGAGCAGGTTGTTAACTTTCGCTGGCTACGTATAGAATCGTAGGTGAGTAAAGGTAGTGTGTTTCTATATGGTATAACTGTTCAAGTTCAATGGTCACACGCCCTTGCTTGAATTAGAAGTCGCCATATGAAAACATACTGTGAGGCGCTAGTTGCACGGCAAACTTACACAAAGTGCAACCTGTCATGTAATAGTGTACATAAAGATGATAAGCAGTGTGTTTCTATATGGTAGCTACAGATAAACACATTGGGATTAAATTCTGGTCACCCCAGCGCATAAGAGGTTGCGTACAGTGTGTTTTTCTATGGTAAAAACAGAGGTTGACCTAGATCAACTTTGATGTTACAATAAAATTCAAGGGCGGTTTAACGTCCTATAGGCCAGCTTGCTGGTTTATGAAGAATAACTGTGGTGACACAGCCAAAGGAGGTATGCCTACATAACTCCGCCAGCAACGGTTCGTTTAAGCAAGCCTGCTCAGGTCCGTGAGGATCCGATCACTGATAAGACCGGTGGTTGTAACAATGACGCTGGATGTTGTGGAAAGAACGTCGACTTACAAGCCCGAAAGGGGAACTTGAGTAGATGGAAAGTAACAGGTGGTGCTGACTTCACAACTAAACCAGTCCAGTTAATTGGCATGAGAAAGGGTAGCGTATTTGTCCGAGGGGTTGCACCCAAGGGCTCGTATGCAGTTTGAGTGGTTAGTGGATACGTAGCAATACGCAGACATCGATCGCAAAAGACGACTGAGTAGTTCGCAAGACCAAAGGTACGTGGTGTGTTGTATTGTGTAGAGCAAAACTTTATGCAGCAACTGAGTCAGCACATCGCAGTAGGTTCGTTATAGCTCAATTGGTAGAGCAACTCCCTGTTAAGGAGTAGGCAGAAGGTTCAAATCCCTCTAACTATTAAAAAGCAAAGACTGACTCGGTCGTGTGTGAAAAGCATCTAATACTTGGCTCGCAAGAGAACCAAGTCTAACCAAGCTCGCAAGGTGAGGTTAGTTTATGCAGGAAGTTTCGTAACTGTTTAGCGACAGTGAATGGCTCTAAAGGTCAACGGGATAGAAAGCGTAGAATAGCATACGGCGACGTGACTACTGCCTGTCACTAAAAACGGCGATGTTGGCAACAGACCAGGATACTCTGCAAAGAGACTTGGTGGAAGTCGGAAGAAAGTATACTCGCAAGGTGTACAATAATGTCCGAGGTGTTGTTGGAGAGGATGTATTCTCAGTCCTTTCACCATATAAAAACACACTTCCGACAGTAGGCGGAGGTGACAATGTCCATTCGGGTGAGTGTGTTTCTATATGGTAAAACTATTTGAGTTCAATGGTCACACGCCCTTGCTTGAATTAGAAGTTGCCATAGTTGAATACATTCATCATTGGTTGACCCGACAGTCTGCTTGGTTAGCAGGGCGGACGCAACGAAGTAGCTTAACTAGCACGATGAAAAAGCCCTTTACGCCGAGAGTGTATTCAACTATGGTTAGTATCAGAGGATGGGAACGAAACAGGGTTGCTAGTCACAATCAATGTCGTGAACGGGTACTGAGAAGTCGCAAGAGCAGGCTTGACCGCCAGAGGGTAGCGACGCCATATAAGAACACATTCAACGGTTAGTGGATACCTAGCAACTGGACGCAGGTGCTATCCCAAAGAGCAGGCATGCCGCCGTAAAGCTAGGAAACGAATGTGTTCTTATATGGTCAGATCATATACAAACACACTAGCATAGAGTGACGAGCCCGTTTAGCGGCGGGTGTTATGGGTTACTCGAATGTCAATACTTTGGTGAGTAGCCGGCAAGGCGGTTCGATTCCGTAGTGTGTTTCTATATGGTGTAGTTAGTGTCAGCGGTCAGCACTACGGATTGTGATTCCGTCAGCATGGATTCGAATTCCATACTATACCCCAGAATCAGGTTGTGTGGCGTAGACGGATGCGCACGGGCTTCATAAGCCCTGGAGGAAGGATCGATACCTTCCACAACCACCAGTCAGAGTTTCTGAACAAAAGTCATTGCTGTTTCGACGTTGTTGAAAAACTTCATGGTCAATTTGAAGTTGTCAATATCAAACACAAGAATGTAAAAAGTGTGTTCTTGACTCATGGACAAGTGTATTAATAATCCAGTCTTGGTGATAGCATTGTAAATATACATGAACGTATTTAACGCGGGGTTCGTATAGTGGTAATACCTTAGCCTTCCAAGCTAAAGCGAGGAGTTCGATTCTCCTACCCCGCTCCACATTTTGCATCCTTAGCTCAGTGGTAGAGCGTTTCCTTTACACGGAAAGGGTCCGCGGTTCGAAACCGTGAGGATGTACCAAGTTTTGTAGCCATATCCCGGAGATAGGGTAAAGGGTGTTGCGGGAGTCACATGCGCTGCCTGTATCATGTGAACCGATAAAGATCGAAGCGCAACTTAATCAGTTTTTGTTCGGCCTGCTACAAATTCAATTTTCTCAGTATGGTGAAATGGTATCACTCTTGGTTTGGGACCAAGGAGCGTAGGTTCGATTCCTGCTACCGAGACCAAGTTATGCACAGGTGGCGGAGCGGCCCAACGCAAGGGATTGCAAATCCCTAAAACCGTGAGTTCAAATCTCACCCTGTGTTCCACTCAACGGAAAGTAATGCAGCGGGGATGGTCCTGCGACTGGCCTTGAAAACCAGGTTCTCAGAAATGGGATGGGGTTCGACTCCTCTGCTTTCCACCAAATTTTATCACAAAGGAGAATGATATGCCCAGTGTATTTTTAGTCAGCGACACGCACTTTGGTCACATGGGTGTGTGCAAGTTTACTCGCAGCGATGGTGTTACAAAACTTCGTCCCTGGGACAGTGCCGAAGAAATGGATGAAGCCATGGTCAAGTCCTGGAACGAAACTGTCAAGCCCTCTGACAAAGTTTATCATTTGGGTGACGTGGTAATCAACCGCAAGAGCTTGAAGACCCTGGCTCGCTTGAACGGTGATAAAGTTTTGATCCGCGGTAACCATGACATCTTTAGAGACGACGAGTATCGAGAATACTTTCGAGAACTTCGTGCATACCATGTGATGAACGGCATGATCCTTAGTCATATTCCTGTACACAGTGACAGCCTGGGTCGTTTTGGTGTTAACATACACGGACACACTCACGCAAACCGTGTGAAGAAAGCTCGTGGTGTTGACGCCAAGACAGGCACAGTGTTGTACAGTGATGAAATTGATCCTCGTTATCATTGTGTTTGTGTTGAGCAAACAGACTTTCGACCCATCTTGTTCGAAGACGTGATCAAGCGTATTGAAGCAGAAGGTGGGTCTGTGGGTTTTCGCAATGGCAACGGACCAACCATGTGAGTTCAGGAGAGTGTGGGGTATACTTGCACTCTCCGCCATGACGCCGCGGTAGCTCATCAGGTAGAGCAGCAGATTGAAAATCTGTGTGTGGCTGGTTCGAGTCCAGCTCGTGGCACCAAGTCAAGTTTCCATAGTTCAAGGGATAGAACACATTCCTCCTAAGAATGAAATACAGGTTCGAGTCCTGTTGGAGACACCAACCTCTCCCTGACATACGGAGTACAATGTGATAAGTTGTATGTTTCAGGTCATTAGCTCAAAGGCAGAGCACTAGGTCGACATCCTAGACACAGCGGTTCGATACCGTTATGACCCACCAGCCCCAGTAGACAAATTGGCAAAGTCGTCTCTCTCAAAAGGAGAAATTTAGATGCGGGTTCGACTCCCGCCTGGGGCACCATGTTGTTTCTCTTGACACAAAATTAGTCATTATAAATACACTTAGAGTTATTGCAAAATCTAATGAAAAAAAATATACTTAAATTTACGCTACGATCAACCAATGTCAACGGATGGCCAATGGTACGTGCTAAATTCAATCAGGACCTGTTCCGTGATATATGCATTCAACAAGAGCTCACAACCTTTGAAATTTCTGTGCCATTAGAAATTTTACCAAATTGCAAAGTAACCATTGAACGTTACGGAAAAACGTCAGACAACCAATCTCAAACAGATGATCAAATTGTTGAAATTATTGCTGCAACAATTGATGGATCCCTTGTGCCTGATTTTGTTTTTTCTAAATTTTCTAAATTTGAATTTGACAGTCAAAGTCACAACGGCAGTAGATACTTTGGCCCAAATGGTACCTGGATCTTTGAATTTAACACTCCCATAATAACCTGGTTGTTGGACCAAAAAATAATGCACGAAAGTCAGTACGATCAAAGTTACATTTATCCTTGGAGCTACAAGCTGGGGCCTGACTCAGTAAACACTCTCGGATCGCAGCTAGAATCAGTAACTCTCAAAGTAAATAATATTTTATGAGCAAAAAAATAACTTGCATCAGCATTGATTTAATCAATGCCGACAAGCCTCCGGCTGCATTAGCATTTATGGCAGGAGCCTGTGAAAAGGTCAACGCAGATTATCAATGTATTAGCTTGAACTCAGTGTTTTATCATAAACTATCACAAAAAAAATATAATGATATATATTCAAGCGTCAAAATTGGAAATATAGAAAATTTTTTACCTACTGTTGGTCCTGTTGTTCAGAAGATCATAGAACATGTAAAAAATTTCAACAGCGATTTGATCATGATAAGTGTGTTTAGCTACATGCAATATCAATTGGCAGAATTTTTCTTGCAACTTCTAAAAGAACAAATTCCCAATGTGGAAATAATTGCCGGGGGGCCAGGAATTGGGCACGAGATACACAGCATGACCAATGGCCGACGGCTACTAGAAAAAAATTTAATAGATTTTTATTGCCTAGGCGAAGGCGACGAAGTGCTGGTTAATTTTTTAAAAGGTAGTCGCTCTGAACTAGGAATAAACTCAAAAAGCAACTTTTATGAATCCTGGACCCCGCAAATCAATGATTTAGATAAACACTATGTATTTCCTAGCTATAAAAAAATTGAGTCAGGCAACTATAAAAATTTAGAAAATAAAAATTCTACAGTGTTTAGCCTAAGCACAAGTCGAGGATGTGTAAGATCTTGCACTTTTTGTGATGTTGGTAAAACTTGGAAAAAATTTAAATTTAGAAGCGGGTCAAATGTTGTAGATGAAGTAATAAAACATCATCAGGATATTGGTGCAGTGCATTTTACCATTGTAGATAGTTTGATCAATGGTAGTTTAAAAAGTTTTCAAGACTTTAATCTTAGAATGATCAAAGTCAAACAACAATATCCTGGACTTAAAGATTTTAGTTATAATGGAATGTTTATTGTAAGAGATCGACACTCACACAAAGAAGATCTGTTTAAAATTATGAAGCAGGCCGGATGCGACAGCTTGTCCATTGGGGTTGAGACGGGCAGTGATCACCTTCGAGCACAGATGAACAAAAAATTTACCAATAAAGATTTAGACTATCATTTGGAAATGTGCGACAAGTATGGTATCAGAAATAGCTTGTTTATGTTTGTTGGGTATCCAACAGAGACTGCCAAAGATTTTGAAGAGTCAGTGGCTATGTTATACAAATATCAACGGTATTTGATCAATGACACTATTATTGGTATCAACCATTCGGGCATCTTTAGTATGTTGCCTGACACCCCGTCATACGATCACCGGCAGGAGTTGGGCATTGAAATTGTTGAAGACACCAGCAACACTGGTATTTTAAATTGGATCAATCACAATAACTTAGAATTGACTGTCAAAGAGAGAATACTAAGAGACCTAGAGTTTAGACAGCATGCACTAGATCTAAGATACCCTGTTCCGTATGCTGCTCGATACCTAGAGTATTTGAGCAAGGTACATCCAGAATTTGTACCTCAAAGTGATTGATCTTGACTATTAGCAATGTAGTCATTGACTAATTGTTAGTCTAACTACAAAAGAAAGAACCATATGAAAAAAATTGATCTAGAAAAAGTCTGCGCATTTATTGAAGCTCAGTCGCCGGAAACCAAGATTTATCTGGGTTGCGATAGTGAACGTGTAAAAATAGATGGCGTATGGCATGCTGACTATGTGTTGGCCATTGTGGTTCACATCAACGGCAACAACGGCTGCAAACTGTTTGGTGAAGTACATCGAGAACGCGACTATGACTCCAAGCCCGGCAAACCTGCCATGAGACTCATGACAGAAGTATACAAGGTCAGCGAGTTGTATCTAAAACTGGCCGAAGTACTGGATGGTCGTGATGTTGAAGTACACCTGGATATCAATCCTGACGAAATGCATGGCTCAAGTTGTGTGATTTCACAAGCCATAGGCTACATCAAGGGCACATGCAATGTGGTTCCTTTTGTCAAGCCCGAAGCCTTTGCTGCCAGCTATGCTGCTGACCGTTTTAGGTCACTCCGCGTAGCTTGACGATTTTGCGTGGTTAGTTTAATGGTAAAACTTCTCGTTGCCAACGAGAGGTCAAGGGTTCGATTCCCTTACCCCGCACCAAATTATGGCCCAGTCCTCTGGCACATGACCTCTTTTAATGTTGTGTGTTACGACTGGGTTTTTCTACAAGCTCTTGTAGTTAAGTGGTATAACAAATCCATGGTAAGGATTAATCGACAGTTCGATTCTGTACTAGAGCACCAGGGCCTTTGGTGAAATGGATATCATGCTGGTCTTCGAAACCAGCGGTGGGAGTTCGATCCTCTCAGGGCCCGCCAATAAATACCGTATGAAACTTTTTGAAGCAACCATACGCACAGCCGACGGCAAAGAATTCAAAGACCGTGTTGGCGCAGATACAGCTCAAGCAGCTCGATTTCTTCTGCAACAAAAATATGGGCCCAGGGCGGTACCATACATTCCCAAACTTATACCCGGCTAGCAGTTACCCAATAAATAAAGACAGACCATGAATGTTATTAATCACAACTTTTACAAAATTCTACTGCTGAATTCTGTAGAAAAAAAAGTTGCCGACGAAAGACAAAAATTAATCAACGAATTAATTGATGCCGGTAATGATCCGGTTGTGTGGAAACGAAGATTTAGAATGTTGTCGCAGTTGAGTCAATGGCACAGCAACATTGTGAAAAAAATTTATCAATTCGAAACAGACTCAATAGAAGAGTATCAACAACTTGACATGGTGTGTCAAGAACTAGCGACTATAGTATCAAGAAATGCATAATTGTTCTCCTACTGTGATGTGTACTAGTCCAATGTACATAGAAAAGTTGTTAAAATATTTAGACGTTGAATATACCATGCACGGACGATTGTTTTCACAATCTGGTTTTGATCAACACAACCATCTAGTTAATATTAATTCGTTGTTTTCTTTAAACCCAAATTTTGATCTTGTGGACCGAACATCAACAGTTCTACACCCATTAAAATACTATGTAGATCGCCCTTGGCGTATCCCTGACCAAGAAATTTCATTAGAACAAGCCATGCAGTCTCGTGTTGAAAATATATCAACTGAACCTGGACCAATTAACATTTTTTGGAGTGGCGGGATTGATTCTACCGCAGTGGTTACTGCATTTTTAAAATATTGTAATGACTTGTCACGCATAAGAATTCTGTACAGTCCTTGGTCAACCTATGAACATCCTGAATTTTTAAATTTTATCAAGCAATGGCCAGAAATTGACCTTGTTGATATCAGCGGTGATGTGTACATGAATCATGAGTTTGACGGAGTATTTGTCACAGGCGACGGAGGTGACGAGACTAATGCCAGCTTAGATCAGAGTTTTTTTTCAGCACATGGTGCAGACACATTGTCTAAATCCTGGAAAGATTTTTTTTATAAACAAAATCACAATATAAAATTCATTGAGTTTTGCGAACAGTATTTTACTCTGTCTGGAAGGCCTATTAGCACTGTACTTGAAGCCAAGTGGTGGTTCTATATCAGTTGCAAGATGACCAGTATTATGTATAATCTAAAACTTCCGTACTTTGTAAGCTCGTATCAAAATTTTGATCATCAAAAATTAATATCTTTTTTTAATTGCGACGAATACGAAAGTTTCATTTACTTTAACATAGATAAAATACTGCCCACCAACGAGTACATTTCGTGGAAACAGTATCTTAAAGATTTTTGTTACCAACACAACAAACTAGAAACATGGTATCAACAACATCGAAAAGTCAGCAGTAGTCAGATAATTGACTATGCTTTTAAAAAAATAGCTCTGGGTGACAGCCAATTTTTAATGATACTTAGTGACGGTTCATTGATACGAACACCCAACTTACCGTTATTCAGTGCCAAAGAACTAAAACAACATTGCCATTACCAACTTCGGAGTGTAATCAATGATCCCAATTAAGTATCATGCACCATGGCATCCGTTAAAACAAGGAGTCAAAGAACAATATGTTAACTGACTGGGATTTTATAAAACAAAACAAGCCATTGGTAACCAAAACTGGTGAATTAAGCATGCGGATGTCAATGGGCAAACTAACCGGGCAAATATGGGACACTACTTTCTGTGATCGTTGGACAACAGTGATCACCACAGTGCGACTCAATCAGCAAGAGATTTTTTCTGGAGTTATTAGGGAACCGTTGAAGTTGACCTGGCTGTTTGAAGATACTGAAGATCTGCAGGCTCACCAACTGACTGTGACAGTGCAGGGCCTGGATCAACTGGCAGAAAAAAATGTTATGATATCAATGACTGACTTTACGATTGAACATCTGCCTTTGAGCAAAGTCATAGAGTGCACTGGCACGTATCAGGACAGCACTCAACACATGAACATTGCTGGAGAATTCATGGGCAAAGACGGTCAAACTACAATACCGTTTTCAACACCAATTTATCGCTGGCTTTTTGACAATCAAAAATATTTCATTTGATAATCTTGTATTAATGGAGTCCAAAAGTTTTAAAAACTTTTGGACACAGATAACAAGTGTGAAAATCTGACTGATCAGAACCCAACGGTCCTGGAGAATCTTCACACTCGTAATCATTACTTCTTAGCTGAATCAGCAGGCTTGGCTTCTTCTTTTTTAGCTGCTGGCTTTTTGGCTTCTTCTTTCTTGGCAGCAGGAGCAGCAGCAGGAGCGGCAGCAGGTTTTGCAGCAGCAGGAGCAGCAGCAGGTGCTTGAGCAAATGCAGTAGCAACGGTCAGGGTAGCGATAATAGCGATAAGTTGTTTCATGGTATTTTCCTTAAGGTTAGAAACTTGTGTACAAAACTATTCTGTACACATGTATTTAATACACCAGCAGTAGACCTGGTTTAATTTGACCGGTGGCTTTGGGACAGTTTGCCAAAGCAGTTGACGTCTTGTGCTGAGTGTGTTATAGTGCAGCATAGTGTAGATTCACAAGGAACTCAATGAGCACTGAACAAGACCGATTCAAAAACTCAAGGCGCCGCCTCAGTGATGAGTCAGCCGTAAAAAAGCAGACCAGGATTGCAAAACAGTATGGAAGCAATGTTGAGGAACCTCATAGGTTTGCCAAACATCATGCCATGAACTGCGGTGATCCCCGATGCATGATGTGCGGTAACCCACGCAAGGTGTTCAACGAACCTACTACACAAGAGAAGCGACTGTTTCAGGACACTGATGCAGTACGCAAACGTCATTCAAACGGAAAAACATCAGAAAGTACACCATGAGAGATTTTGAAAGAACTGCTGGGCTCACTAGCCAGGCTGCTGTAGAAGCTGTTGGCAATCGTTACGATTTGGTCTTGATTGCGTCTTTACGCATGCGAGAACTAGCTCGAGGCCACCTGGCTCGAGTCCCAAGCAAACACGGGCACGGCGTCACTGCCTTGTTGGAAATTGAGCAAGGAAAAGTAGGCCGCGAATACCTCATGCGTGACGCTGCTGCTGCACCCCGTAAAAGATCTTATCCTGATTAATAGCAACGACAATCAGGTGTCAACTGTATACATATTGGTAGGAGTGCCAGGCTCCGGCAAGAGTACCTGGTACCGCAATCAAGATTGGTTGGGCAAAGATAAAAAAGATCACAAGTATGTTTCTACAGATCAGCATGTAGAAGCATACGCTCAAGATCAGGATAAAACATACAGTGAAGTGTTTGAGGAATACATGCCCACTGCTGTCAAGCAGATGATGGTAAATGTTAATATGGCAGCAGCTTTTGGGCTGGACATTGTGTGGGACCAGACCAGCACCACAGTTAAAAGCCGCAGGAAAAAGTTTGTTGAGTTGCCCAACTACAAGCACATTGCAGTGGTGTTTCGAACTCCCGAGCCAGACGAATTGACTCGGCGGTTAGCAAGTCGTCCGGGCAAGGTAATCCCGGACGAAGTTGTTCAGAACATGATTAATAATTTTGAAATGCCAACGTTAGAAGAGGGCTTTGATGAGGTCTGGTACGCAGGCTAGCTATTGCAGAAATCAAAGGTCATCATGTTTGACAACAAGTTTAGTAATAGTGGCGACGGTCCAAGCGGCGGTATTCATAAAGAACATCACCAATTGCGCACAAGTAATCAAATACCGAATTAAATAATTTTTTCATCATAGCCATCTTTTGTGTTGACGTATTTCAAACTGGCGTTGCCAGTAATCTGCTTCTCCAGCAGTTTGTATATTCTTGCTGATCAAGTACTGTTCCATGCAAGAATGGGCATCAGTTCCCGGGAATATCTTTTTTAGTAGATTCACTAGAGTTTTCAACATTGCTGTTCCTTCTCAGTATTTACCATGAGACTCTCATGGTTTCTACTAATACATTACCCTGATTTAACCGGCAATTTTTGTTGTTTTTTAGCAACATTATTTCGGTTGACCCAAAATGCCCATTCTGCTATAATTAATACTTAAACAGCAAACAGGAGTCAGAATGTTTTATATCGTTGCTAAAGGTACTGGTTTAATCGTAACAGACGGTCCTAACAAGACTCGTGCATACAAAACTTTCCCTGCGGCTCACGCCACCCGGACTCGTTTGTGCCGCAAAGCAGGTTGGAGCGTGGACCAACTGAACATTGTGAGCCGTGACACTTACCGGGCTCCCAAGATGACTGTGAAGAACCTGATGAGCGGCGCTCCGGTGGAAATTGATGCAGACACGCCTTGGTGTTGCAACCCTGCGTCAGAAACTTACTGGTCAATGTAAAACGGTTGACGATAAATCACCAAAATGCTATAATATACACATCGCAACAAGGAGTCACTATGTCAGCACTGAACACTTATTTGGATCGTAAAAATTCTTTTGCCAAACTGTTTGGACAAAAGGCTCTGAGCCTGCAGGTGGCTGCGGATCGTCAGAGTATTGCCAACAGCATTGATGCAGATCTCAGTCCTGAGAATTTGACCTGCGATGGTGAACTGAGCCGTAGTCAGGTGCAGACCCGCTACCGGGCCTTGACTGCCGCAGCCAAAGAGCTCAAGCAGTTGGATCCTGGTGTTAAATTTTACGAATTTGCCTAAGGAGAGCAATATGAACATGAGCTACTGCATGTTTCAAAACACCGCAAACGATCTGCGTCAGTGCCTGGAGGCCATGGATGCAGCCGAGACCATGGCTGAACTGGAACTGAGCCGTGACGAAAAGCGCAGTTACGATCTCATGCGAGAATACTGCGAAAACTTCCTGAACATTGCTGAACGACTGGATGATGCTGACGCTGACGCTTTTGGAGTTGCAAAATGAACGAACGAATTCGAGAACTACTGAAACAGGCAACTAAAGCAGTTGATCCCGAAAACCGTGTATGGGTGTTTTCTAAGGTTGACCAAGCAAAGTTCGCCGAGTTGATTGTGCGGGAATGTGCTAATATTGATTTTAGACGCGAGGTCGGGTTAACTGCTGATGATGATTACGAAATCGGCAAGGTTATAAAAGAACACTTTGGAGTCGAATCGTGAAAGTGACCCATCCCTACACCTTGATAAAGCGGCGTATTGATGTTGTGGTCCGAGTGCCAGCCTGGGCGGTTGGAGAGATAAACAAAGGCGATCTGGTCATACGCCTGGATGCTCAAACTGTTTTGCGAGACAATGGCAGATACAAGGTGGGCGAATCCTACACCAAGTTCTGGGGCTACACAGGAGAAAATGCATGAACAAACGAATTCAACAACTTGCCGAACAGGCTACATCTTACAATAACAGTGATGGTTGGCTTTTTGATAAAGAAAAGTTCGCCCAGTTGATTGTTCAGAAATGTATATCAGTTATTAATACTGAGGCTGCCGAAGTTCCTGCTGAAGATGAATATGAAAGAATGTGGAAGATGGGAACGGAATTTGCTGTATATCAGATTGAAAAACATTTCGGAGTTGAATGATGAACACACGAATTCGAGAACTTGTCGTTGAGGCTAGGAACTATGCCCTAGATGAAAAGCGAATTTATGAACGAGTGCATAACACCGAACAATGTATGGAAGAATATCGTGATGTGTATAACAAAAAGTTCGCTGAACTGATTGTGGCTGAATGTTTGGCCCAGGTTGCCCGGGTGGATGACATGTTGGAAGATGAGCCTGCACAACATGCGGCAGTGGCCTGGGTGGCCCGGTCAATTGCAGACCATTTTGACGTTGCAAAACCACAGTCAGACTGGGATCAAGAAGCAGCTGAATTTATTGCCGCAGAGAATAAAAAGGTTGCCAGCAGATACGGATATATCCCAAAACTTCATCCATCAGAATGGCAAGACTAATGAACACACGAATTAAAGAGTTGGCTGAACAATGCTGGGACAAGCGTCCAGAAGGCCAACTACATTTTGACAATGAAAAGTTCGCCGAGTTGATTGTTAAGAAATGTATGGATATTGCCAAGTATCACACGCCCGACACAGAAGAATGTGAATATACATGGTTGATCCATGCCAAGATTCAAGAACATTTCGGAGTTGCGGAATGAACCAACGAATTCGACAACTTGCTGAAAAAGCAAACATTGAGTTTACCTATGACCCAACAGAAAAACCTGTTAGAGCATTTGCCGAGTGTTGGGAAGATGAACTTGAAAAGTTCGCTGACATGATTGTGCAGGAATGCGGTGTAGCATTGAGTCCTATGTTGCGTGATATGATCAGCCGTGGGCAGGCTGTGGAGTTGATTAAGAAACATTTTGGAGTTGAACTATGACACAGAACGATTGGGTATTACTAATGTGTCTAGCAATTGGATGGCTACAGGGTCTGTATATTGGATGGTTACTGTGGCGTAGACCACAATTGAAATATCACGGAGTTGCAGAATGAACCCACGAATTCAAGAACTTTTAAAACAAGCTGGGGTCACTGACAACTGGAACAAGGCAGACTGGTACAGTATGAGTCCAGAGATGATTGAAAAATTCGCCCAGTTGATTGTGCAGGAATGTGTGGAACTGGTATCTGTTAACAGAGACCTGGCTATCGAAGATGAATGGAATGTGGATGAAGCAATGTCCACAGCAATCAATGATATTGAAGAACATTTCGGAGTTGAATCGTGATCACACTGTTTATCTGGACTGTGGTCGGCTACGCTGGTATGAACAATAGCATCAGTACTAAAATGGACTGGCGGGCTTTGGCTCAGTTTGAGACAGTCGCGCTCTGTGAGGAGGCTGTGCGATCCATGAACCTACAGGACAGGCACCGTTGCCTGAAGACCAAATGAACAAACAAATTCAACAACTTGCCGAACAGGCTCATTGCTATGCTTGTGAATATGCTCGACAACCAGATTACAATCCACACAACCCTTACAATCAAGGAATGTATAAACAGCGATACGATTCAAAGTTCGCCCAGTTGATTGTGCAGGAATGTATGGATGCAGTGGGTGATGGACCAATGCAAAGACCAGAAATTCAACGGATCAAAGCCAGGTTTGGGGTTGAGTATTACGAGCCAATTGAAAAAGCATTTGGGAGTTGAATCGTGAACATAACTGTATACAGCTGGAATCTACTAAAAGAATCCTGTGAGCGTTGGTCGGTGCCCAGAGACTTTGCCGACCCCATGCTGAACTATCTGGTGTATGGATATAGTCCGGGTAGTTGTTTCTATGCGGTGCTGGCCAATGACTGGCGTGGGGCAATAGGATCCAGCCATTCCATGAACAGTGTAGAAGCCTTCAAGGCCTTGACCGGCTGGATACACAACGACTTTCCTGCCGAAGCACGTGGCAGTTACCAAGCTGTCGACCAGTGGTGTCAGCTTGATGCTGTGGTTCGACGAGCAATCCTTGAACGACAGGGACTGATCTATACCCAGCACGAAGAAGTGTTTAAAATTCTACGGAATGAGCACACCGTGGAACCTGTGTTGTATTAAGCATGAGAGTTGAACCATGATGCAAGATTTCGTGTATGAGCAAACTCGAGCCACTGTGACCGACACATGGGATGACGAGATATCACAGTCTGTGATTGCAGCCGCAGTCAATGCGCCTCGAGCCAGCTACCGGATTTATTATTCCCAGGACAACCTGACCCGTAGGATTTTTGTTCATCGCGGCTGGCCCAACTGCACACCCACAGAGATTGACGCATTGTTGGGCTTGGGCTTTGTGGTGGCACAGCCTGGTGATGCAGACAACATTCCTGATCATGCACCTGTGTTTGAAAGGCTTTTGAAATGAACCAACGAATTCGAGAACTTGCTGAACAGGCTACATCAATTGTAGAAATGGTTGGTCCACAAGGTTATACAAGTTCATATGCTAACTTTGATAGAGAAAAGTTCGCCGAATTGATTGTGCGGGAATGTGCTGGCCGAGTTGATTGGATACTTGCCGAAGGTGGCCGGACACAGGGTGATTTGATTAGAGAACATTTTGGAGTTGAAGAATGAATACGCCCATCGTTCCTGATAATAAATTCAAGTTCTGGGCTGATCCTAGATTTGAAATTCTGGCAGAAATGGACAAACTATTGAACGGTAGCAAGATCTGGGGTGGCCAGGAATGGGTCTACCATCCCATCCATCCTGTGAAATATCAGCCTGTGGCCGAAAAGATTCGTCTAGCAATGGATGCGTTAAAAGCAGAATACGGAGTTGAAGAATGAGTGACTCCATCATGCCCGTAACTCAATTTGCCAACAGCTTCACTGGCGTGTTGCCCATTGCCACTGTGGGCAAAGGTGTTGTCAAACAGGAAAGTTGGCAACAGACCACTTATCCCAATGGTGCCACGGTCACCAGGGTTTATCACGCCAGTATTGAAGTGTATGACAACCGTGCAGTGGTGACCCGGCACAATGAACCAAACATCATTGACATTTTGATCAAGTAATATTACAATAACTCACCGGGAGAAATCATGTTTGCAGTGCTGAAATTTATCTACATCTTGTTCAAGGCGTTCAGAGACGGGCTCAATCCCAATGTCAACAGTCTAAGACATGCACCAACTTATTTGAAATACTTTGCCAGCATTGTGTTGGCCTGTTTCTGGTGCCTGGCCTTTGGTCTTTACATTGGTGAACTCATGACCATTGGCTACAACATGATTGGTCACATTGCCCTAATCACCATGGCATTCAGCACTGGCTATGTCATGCAAGTGTTCAGGAAAACATATAACCCTGGCCAAGTCACTGTGAGACAAGGCACTGTGGAATATCTACGCATGCCTGATCGAAGCAGTCGCTGTGATGAACTTACTGAAGAACAACGCCTGGCCAAAATTCAAGAATGGAATCAGCGCAATGTTTGGAATGATCCCAAACTGGCCAAAAAAGACAAAGAAACCTACTACGGAGCATGACCATGACCGTTGATGAAATTATTTCTACCATAATTATTGTAACCGTAGTGGGAGCAGTACTATGGGACATGTACAAGAAAGAAGAACATGAACCCGGAGAATAAAGAACCAGAAAAAGATCCAGTGGACGATGTGGTTGAACACATACACATTGTGTTGCCCATTGTGGGAGCCGTCTTGGTGTTCATGCTGGCTTTTATTGCTGTTACAATGGCCTAACACTAGGCAATATTTGACTTAAAATACCTCTTCTGCTATAATACATGTATAGCAAAACAAAACAGGAGAGAACATGAGCATTCAAAGCATCAACACTGAGATCATCGCAGGTAATTTTACCAACGATCAACTCACCAGCATCATTGATGCTGTGAAATATGCTCGGGCTCAACTAGCCCAGAAAAACAAACGGGCCTTGACATTGCAGAGCAACGTGGAATTCACCAGTGCTAAAACTGGTCGAGTCATGCGTGGTTTTGTGCAAAAGATTGCCATCAAATATGTGACTGTAGACACAGGCGGGGGCCTGTGGCGGGTTCCTGCCAACATGCTGAAGGTAGTAGCATGAGTCGCATTAAAGATTATTTTGCCCCTATAGAGGAACCGGACAACATGCCTTATGCCCCAGAACCAGAACCAGAACCAGACCAGGCAGAAGATCAGGGTCAACAAGTGTTTGCTCACATGATTCGCGAGCTTACACAACGTTTTCGGCCAGAACTTGATTTTGACTAAAAATCACAGATCACGTATAATACAATTTTCAACCACTCCACCAAGGAAATTTCCATGTCAGATACCCGCACTGTTACTTCTGCACAAGCCCGCAAGAGCCTGCTCAAAGCATTCCGCGTCCAGCGTCCGTTGTTCCTGTGGGGTCCTCCGGGTATTGGCAAAAGCGAACTGGTGGAAAATATCACCAAAGAGCTAGGTGGCCTAATGATTGATCTGCGCCTGGGCCAGATGGAACCCACCGACATTCGTGGCATTCCGTTCTACAACAAGGACATTGGCAAGATGGATTGGGCACCTCCTGTGGAATTGCCCGACGAAGAAATGGCCAAGGACTATCCCATTGTGGTCCTGTTCCTGGACGAGTTGAATTCAGCCGCACCCAGCGTTCAAAGTGCCGCATATCAGTTGATTCTGAATCGACGCATTGGCAAATATCGCCTGCCTAAAAATGTTGTTATGGTTGCCGCAGGCAACAGGGAAAGCGACAAGGGCGTTACTTACCGCATGCCTACTCCGCTGGCAAACCGTTTCTTGCACCAAGAGATGAAGGTGGATTTTGCTAGTTGGCAAGAGTGGGCTGTAACCAACAAAGTTCACAAGGACGTGGTTGGCTACTTGAGCTTTGCTAAACAGGACCTGTACGACTTTGATTCTAAGTCCAGCTCACGTGCGTTTGCTACACCGCGTACCTGGAGTTTTGTAAGCGAGCTCCTGCAAGAAGATGACAGCGACGACAACACCATGACCAACCTGATTGCAGGCACTGTGGGCGAAGGTCTTGCTGTGAAGTTCATGGCACATCGCAAGATTGCCGGACGCATGCCCAACCCTGCAGATATCTTGAGTGGCAAGGTTACCACTCTTGACGTCAAAGAAGTCAGTGCCATGTACAGCCTGGTGATCTCCATGTGCTACGAGCTCAAGGCCGCTGTGGAGAACAAGGTGGAGGACAAAAAGTTTCAGGACATGGCCGACCACTTCCTGGGCTACATGATGAAAAACTTTGAAACAGAGTTGACTGTGATGGGTGCTAGAATTGCCCTTACTACTTATAACTTGCCCATGATGCCTACCAAGCTGAAAAACTTTGACGAGTTCCATCAACGCTTTGGCAAGTACATTTTGGCTGCTAGTACCTAAATTGATCGGGGCTGTTTAATCACAGCCCCGGTGTTTCTTATCACAAGGACCAGAGTATGGGATGGATAGTGTATACTAAAAAATCTGGCGAGATTTTGAGATATTACGATACTGAATCCAAGGCACGGTCGCAGGTGACTGGACACAATAAAAAACTATTTTGGTCAAGATTACAGTCAACCCGAATCGACTATAAAGAAGAATGGGCACATTGTGACTGGCAAGACTACGAAAATATTTTTAAGAAATACTACGAAGTTCATAAACCCTACATGTTGCAGAGCAGCAGTTACAAATGAAATATCAAGTAACCGATATGGACCGCCGCTTCAGCCATAGCGCGAGCTTCAACTATATGCTAGAGTTTTCCAAAAATACCTGGGGACATAGCACTGGTGTGTTGGATTTTGACCGAGCTCGTCGCTGGATGAATCGCACCTGGGGCTGGGGGCAGGATGTGGAAACTCGTACCGCTATCAAGCGTTGTAAAATGCTTAATCCTGCTGTTGCGGTACAGGATGAAGATATCAATCAGCACTGGGCATATTCGGTTGCATACAAAGACTATCGTATCTATCTTGCTAGTGAAAAAGAACTGGCATTTTTTCAACTGGCACATTCAGGCACTGAATAGTGGGACAGGTAACTGTAAAAAAGAATCTTGTGGTATTTCATGATCCTGCTGACTGGACAAAGATTCTAGATCAATTGACTCAGACTTATGGCAACACAATTCGCATGCGGCACATAATGCGGCGTGAGCTAGGTTTTACTGCCCGTGACCATCAAGGACTAGAACCCTACTATGCACCAATTTCAACCGCCGCAGTAATATATCCTGGGCTAGTCTCTGTGGAAAAACGGCATCACTACAGTCCGCAGGTACACTTGGATTTTTTTACAGAGGCTGCGCACTCTTGGTTCCAGTTAAAGTACCTAAACCGTGAACGTCAGAACAATAGCTGATTTGACCATTAATCGCTACCTAAACCGTGAACGTCAGAACAATAGCTGATTTGACCATTAATCGCTATTGTGCTATAATTACACATAAGCAACAAAGGACTCGCATGACATCTACTACTGCTACAAAAGAAGACCACAAGAAGTTTGCCAACTTGCTGGGCAAAACTGATCCCAAAATTGATCGAGAAGTACGTGAGCTTTTGATCACTGCCCGTGTGGGCTTGCTGTTGAAAGCCAGTTTCTTTGGCAACTTGGCCACTAGATTGAAACTGGTCAATGCCGACGAATGGTGCAGTACCGCCGCAACAGACGGCAGAAACTTCTATTACAACAGCCGTTTCATCAAACTGTTGCGTCCCAAAGAAATTGAATTCTTGTTTGGCCACGAAGTCTTGCATTGTGTATATGATCACTTTGGCCGTAGGGGTGATAGAGATCCTCAACTGTTTAACATTGCCAATGACTTTTGCGTTAATGCAGACCTAATCAAACACAAAGTAGGTGAAAAGATCACGTCAGTGCCTTGTTTGTATGATCCCAAGTATGATGGCATGAGCTCCGAAGAAATCTACGATATCTTGTATGAAAAAGCAGACAAGATTGACATTGGCAAATTGCTGGATCAAATGATCGACGAGCACCTGGATGGTGAAGGCGACAGCGACAGTGACGACGATCAAGATGGCAAAGGCAAAGGTCGTCCCAAACTCACTGCCGAAGAACGTCAAGCCATCAAGGATGAGATCAAGGAAGCCATGCTGGCAGCGGCTGCCACAGTGGACGGAGCAGGCAACTTGCCCGCAGGTGTCAAGCGACTGATCCAGGAGCTCACCGAGCCACAAATGAACTGGCGTGAACTGTTGCGTATGCAATTGGAGAGCACTATCAAAAGTGACTACACCTGGATGCGAGCAAGCCGTAAAGGCTGGCACATGGATGCAGTCATGCCTGGCATGAAACTGGATCCCATGATTGATATTGCTGTGGCTCTGGATGCATCTGGCAGTATTAGCGAAACCATGCTGAAAGACTTCTTGGGTGAGATTCAAGGCATCATGGAATCGTTCCCAGCATACCGTATTCATGTGGTCACATTTGATACCGAAGCATACAACCCTGTGCAGTATGACAGTGAAAACTTAGATGACATCTGCGATTACGAAATCAAGGGTGGTGGTGGCACAGACTTTGAATGTATCTTCAACTACCTGAAAGAGAACGAGATTGAACCCAAGCGCCTGGTAGTGTTCACAGACGGCTACCCGTTTGGTTCATGGGGTGATGAGAACTACGCAGACACTGTGTGGATCTTGCATGGCACTACAACCATTGTGCCACCTTGGGGACAGCATGCCTACTACGATGAGGAGAAAAACAAATGATTGTTAGACTAGAGCAAGATGCCAACGGCGATTTGATTCTGCCACTCAGCGACGAACTGTTGCAGTCAGTTGGTTGGCAAATTGGTGACACTGTTGTGTGGACTGATAACAAAGATGGTTCCTGGACCATGAGCAAGAAGCCCAAGACCAGGATTGTGCTGGTTGATGCACTGGTATCATATCGCATGCGTTATGCTGTGGAACTGGCAGAAGATTCACCGGAAGAGTGGGCCAGAGACACTGTGACCATGGAACAGGCTGTAGAGTTTAGCCAGGAGTGCCTGGGCGAGCAGATTGTGTCACACAGAGTGATTACTGAGGATGAATTTTTACAACAGTTTGACAAGGACAACGGTTATCTTGCAGACTGGCCCGCAGACAAAAAGTTTGACTCAGCACTGACCCGGCTGGAGATCACAAAGTGAACGAACGAATTCAACTACTGATTGAGCAGGCCACTACCCGCATTGATCCCACGGCTCATGACGGAGCGTGTTGGGACTTTGATAAAGAAAAGTTCGCCGAGTTGATTGTAGCAGAATGTATTGCACAATGCGAGCAAGTTGCTACAGATGCTGATGCTATGACTAATAGTAAATTTGTAACTGATGCAGGTCGTATGCTTCACGAAGGTATGTGGGGTGGCGCCAAGAATTGTACCGCCCAGATTCAAACACATTTTGGAGTAGAAGAATGACTCCGGCTGAGATTATTTTATTAGTAATTCTTTCTCCGTTGTATTTGGGGATAACAGTAGCAGGAGTAGGAGTTGTAATAGTCTCGTGGATATGTGTATTCGCCCTGCTGGGTAATCAGAAAGCACGAGACTTTATACGGAGATTTTAAGAATGAACGAACGAATTCTAAAACTTGGTGCAGAGGCCGGACTGTATGTGGATCTCGACGGTGCGCCGTGGCCGCGAGCCATGTCAGCCGAAGAATCTGAAGCAGCCTATAAAAAGTTCGCCGAGTTGATTGTTCAGGATGTGTTAAACGAAGTGCTACAGGCAATAGATGATGGTATGGACGTCTACTACACAGTGGCAGATAAATTTCGGAGTTGAAGAATGAAGGAAATCATAGCATTGATCACTGCGTATTTTACAGCATTCATAGTTACTTACGGGCATGCCTATCAGCAGGTAGATTCTACCTTTGCCGGAGAGAATGCTGTTGGAGCATTCGTTTCATCACTCTTCTGGCCACTCTATTGGTCTGTGCAGGTGTGGAAATAGTTGTTAATGGAGTTGAACTATGTCGACTGATTGTAACTCACACGAATTTCTATGGAAGGCAGATCGCGCCATTCCTATGTGGAGTGGAGAATGGACTCCGCCAGAAGGTTCAAGTATGGCTAGAGGATATGCTCATGAGATAACCAATGAATGGAGACAGTATTGGATTGCTCAGAATGCTAAAGATGGTTGGAAACAGGTAGCAAGACAGATACAAGATAGCGTTAATAGACATTTTGGAGTTGAATCATGATTGAACTATTGGTCCTTGTGTGTGTAATTGGTCCCACTGTGGTTGTTCACTACTTGGGCAAGTAATATTTTGGAGTTGAAGAATGATTAGACTTTGGTTGGTATTTTTTGTTTCGGTTGCTGTGATACATTTTGCCATTGCGGCCTGGCGAAAGATAGACGGAAAAGAACGCTGGTCCTTGACAAAATCTCTAGGATACAGTATAATTGTTTCACTGCTAACAGTAATGCTGATGACAGCAATTGTGGTAATTTTTTAAGGAACTGTATGTTTTCTGAAGTGGTTGGACGCCTGGCGTATGTTGCGCTGGGTATTGTGATTGGTATCAATCTTTTTCTTTTTTTTGGAGTTATCTAATGAATCGTGTTATTAAACTTTCTATCGTAGCCGCGGCTGTGGCTCTTACTAGTGCTTGCACTCGCATTGAAACCGGCGAGGTCGGTGTGCGTGTGGGCTTTGACAAACAGGTAAAATCTGGCGAACTGTTGCCAGGCTCGTTCAATCAAACCTTGATTGGTGAAGTGCTCACATTCCCTATCAAGGATGTCAATGTAGTTCTGGACAACATGACTCCTGTGGCCAAAGACAACAGCACCATGAAAGAGGTGGATGCCGTGGTTGTTTATAACATCAACCCACAAAGTGTTGCAGAGTTGTACAGTACCAAGAACAAGAGCTTTCATGCTGAGTTCAAGGGCGATACCTATGTGATGTACAACTACATTGTACAGAATGCTCGTAACGCCATCTACAAGGCTGCTCGCAAGTACGAGGCCCTGGACATGGCAGATGCTCGTGGTGACATGGAAACCTTTATCAAGGAAGAAATTGTTCGTAATCTTACCGAAGAAAAACTAGACAGTAGCATCACTATCAGTCAGGTGTTGATTCGTAATATTGTGCCAGCCGACACTGTGGTTGAAAGCGCCAATGCATTGGTTCGCAGTAAAAACGAACTCAAGCAGAAGGAAGTTGAAGTCAAGACCGCTGAAGCTGAAAGCCGTCGTATGGCAGCATTGGCCAACAACTCAGGTGCAAGCATTGCGTTCATGCAGGCACAGGCCATGTTGAACATTTCGGAAGGTATCAAGAACGGTCAAGTGCAGACCATTGTTGTTCCCTCAAACTTCAACGCACTCATGATGAACAAGTAATATGCTCTGGACTCTAATACTATTTGCACATGTTGGTATGATGAGTGATAAGGATTCCATGGCGCTGACTTCAGTGCCTGGTTTCCGAACTCAACAAGAATGTGCAGCAGCTGGTAAAACTGCTGAAAAGATGGCTGCTGGAACAACTAAGGTAATGAAATTTACCTGTGTTGAGGTTACTAAATGAACAAGTAAGGCATACTCATGTACAAAACAGTTTACAAAGAAGTTGAAGTTGATGTTGACTTGCACGACTTTGACACCGATGATCTGATTGAAGAACTAGAAGAACGCGGAGAACTACCTTCCAGCACCGGGCCATACGACAGTAACGAATTGGTGCAACAAATCTGGATGCTTCGACGCAACGGAAAAGACTACCAACGTGTGTTGGATGATTTGATCTATGCTGTGACCGGACGGATTGTGTGATATGACTGAGTTTGTCAATGCACTTGTGCCCTTTGTGTATGGCTTTGCTATTGGTTTTTTCTACAACCCGTTGTGGAAACTGTTCAAGAGGATAGTTGAAGAGGCCAAGGCGGCCAAAAAAGAGTGGTAATGGACTGATTTGAGTCTATGATTAAAAAAGGAAAAATATTATGATGAGCAAATTTAGAGCATGGTATGTTGAATACCAAGATGAGATCTCTTGGTTTTTGATTGGTTGGTTGAGTCTGGCCACTATTGAACATTTTGTAGAGCAAAAGTACATCTGGGCCGCATTCGATGCAGTGATGGTATATGCCAACTACAAGATGTCCAAGTTTCAGATGAAGTGATGTGTGGCCAGTCTAGCTGAGTATTTTGCTGCCAATCGTCCGGTTGCAAAATACAACATTGGCGATCGGGTTATAGGCAAATATCATGGAGTGCCGTTTGTGGGCACATGCGGCGCTGATATCATGGTCAACGAAAGCGTAGGACCGCTGGTAACTGTGTTCCTGGATTTGCCTCTAAAGCACAATGATCAATGGCATGAGCTGTTTGTCAAGGTCAAATACAAAGACATCAAGCTGTATTGTTAAATGTCAGTATATTGATTTAAAAATATTGCCGTTGTATTTTTATAGATTAAATATCTATATGGAAAACGCACAACTTACCATTGCTGACATGGCTTCACTCAAAAGTCTATTAGAAGCTGCTGCCAATCGCGGTGCCTTCAAAGCACAAGAAATGAGCACTGTAGGTGCCATTTATGACAAACTCTCAAAGTTTGTAGAAGTAACAACAGCTCAACTGGCTGAACAACAAGCACAAGGAGAACAAAATGCTTAAACATATTGGACGTCATGGTGATCGCAAGGTCGCAATTTTATTTAGAGAAGTACCTGGTGAAGATCACATGTGCTTGGTTGTGTATCCAGAAACACTGCCCACACACATTCACAACTCAATCATGAGCACTTTGGAAAGTCTACCTGGGCAAGCAGCACCCAATCTAGCAGATGTGCTGGGACGAAATTTATTGCCCGACGGTAGACCACAACTAGAGGCTTTGCATCGTGAAGGAATGATCAAGAAAATTCCCGCAAGCCAAGTGATTGTAACACCCACAGCACAAAGCAGTGTCAAGCTGGATGAAATGAATCAGATCATTCGCGAGATGGAAACAGGTGAGTCGGCCCACAAGCGACTGCAAGAACTAGATGCCAGCGCTGGCTTTGTTGATCCTGCACAGAAACGCAAGGCCGAAGCTGAATACAAACGCAGCCGCGAACGTCAAGCCCAACCAGCTGCCGCGCCCTTGACCAGTGATGCCAACAGTGCATTGGACGACAAAACCTTGGCCACCAACATGCTAGCACAGGCCAAACGTATGGAACTGGAAGCTCGTAGCCTGGTTGCTGAAGCTGCCCGAATGAAAAAAGATGCACAACGCATGTTCCCAGGTGTGCAAAACACCGGTGAAGTTGTTGCAGCAGCAACACCAACAGAAGCAGTCCCTGCCAAAATTCGCAGTCGCAAAAAGGTAGTGACTGCCGATGCCGTTCAGTGATGAATTCCTTGCTATGTGGGAGCATATAATTGAGGAGGTACACAAGACCGAGGTACCTCTCGAGTGTATCAAAAAAGTAGTAATCAAGCTACATAGCAAGCGACAAAAAACAATAAATCTACAAACTCTACGACGCCAGGGCTTGGACAGCAATGAACTTGAAACCATACTAACTCGCACACTGCTGGAGTTGGATGATCAGGTTCGTGACGTTGAATTCGTGGTAGATATCGGTGCTGTGGCCGAACTAGTACAACCTGAAACCGATAAACTCTTGACCAATTTAAAATAGCATGAATGTTAGACTTATCTCCTCTTCAGAACCCACTGCAGAATTTACCAACCAGGGCATCAGCGATGCCCAAGAGCTCATTGCGTATTGTGCCCGTGTCAGCAATCCTGCCAATCAGTTCAACACAGACACATCAGAAAAACTCATCCGATACTTGGTCAAACACCAGCACTGGAGTCCACTCGAGATGGTCAGTGCCTGCATGGAAATTGTCACCACCAGAGACATTGCCCGACAGATTCTACGTCACAGAAGTTTCAGCTTCCAGGAGTTCAGTCAGAGATATGCTGATCCTACAGCTGAACTTGATGAAGCGTTTGTGCTACGTGAGGCAAGATTCCAGGACACAAAGAATCGACAGAACAGTGTAGAGCTAGACATGAGTGACGAAGCACAAAAGCTCCTGGCCATTGAATGGGAACGTGCTCAGAAGCGTGTGCTGTTCAGCGTCAAACAAGAATACTCCTGGGCCATTGCCAATGGCATTGCCAAAGAACAGGCTCGGGCTGTGCTGCCAGAAGGACTAACTGTGAGTCGCATGTACATGAACGGTACCTTGCGCAGCTGGATTCATTACATTGAGCTTCGTGCCAGCAACGGTACTCAAAAAGAACACATGGACATTGCTCGTGCTTGCGCCCAGGCCATTGCAGCAATTTTTCCAATGACCTCGACACTGATAAAATAATCTGCTATAATGTGTTATGGCAATGGTACATAACAAACAAGACGAATACAAGCACTGGCGTGCTGCCGAAACAAAAATTTTGGACAACAAGCCAGTGCGTTTTCGTGACGTGTGTGTGCATGAAATTAGAATGGGTGATGTAGAGGATCCGGACATATATGTTGCTGCACCAATCTGGGAATGGCAACAAACAGACGCAGGCAAGTTTGTGATGGAGCATGCTGTATCAAAACCTTACTGGACTCATCATATGGATCACACAGGCTACCATCAGGTGTATCGTATCGTGGCACGACTCAGCGAATCCAACGAAACTTTTTGGAGGCTCAAATATGTGGACACAAAAAATTGAATATGTAGATGCTGAAGTCACACTGCCGCCGCCTGTGAAGAAACAAGTGTGGGATGGTGAACAGTTTGTGCCAATCACACTGTACAAGATAAAAGGGTGGCCAGGTATGGCTGCAGAAAACTGGCTGCTCACGAGTTTTGGACACGCAGGAACATATCGAGACGGAAGATACTGGGAATACAGCAGAGCCGGAGACTTTACTGTGATGGATGAAAAAGTGTATACATGGTATCAAATGAAATGGGGCAACCAATGAAAGTATTGATAACCGGCGGACTAGGGCTGATTGGGCACAATGTGGCGGCTCGTTTGCAGCAGCGCAATGACACAGTGAGCATTGTGGATAGCCAAACCACCTACGGTATTATTCCGCGTGAAGAAGTTGACTATTTGATTGGTGAACGTCTTAAAAAACTAGCACCATGTAGTCACTATCACGACTACATTGAAAATGCAGATCGTATGGATGCCATTATTGGTAAAGAGACACCAGAGGTAATCATACACTGTGCCAGCTTTCCCAGACAAAAAGTAGTCAATGCCAACCCTGCATTGGCTGCTGATGTCATGATGCGTGGTCTAATCAATCTTCTTGAGAGTGCCAAAAAACACCAGGTCCGCCGCTTTGTGTACATGTCCAGCAGCATGGTCTACGGCGACTTTGAAGATCAAGTGTTAGAGGACGACGAGTGCAGGCCGCAAGGACAGTATGGTATCATGAAGCTGGCCGGTGAATGGTTGGTCAAAGATTATGCTCGCAGAACCGGCATGGAGTATGTGATACTTCGTCCCAGTGCTGTGTACGGACCGCTCGATGTGGAGGATCGTGTGGTGGCCAAGTTCATGCTGACCGCCATGCGTGGCGGTGTGCTGAAAGTCAATGGTGCAGGCGAAACACTGGACTTTACCTATGTGGATGATGCTGCCGATGGTGTGGTTGCTGCTGCAACTAGAATCATGAGTGCCAACCGAACATACAACATTACCAAATCACATTCAGTGAGTTTGTTACAAGCAGCCGAAATGATTGTGAAGATCGTGGGTTCTGGTACCATTGAATGTCGAGATCGAGATGCAGACTTTCCCAGTCGTGGCGCATTAAACATCGATCGTGCAAGAACCATACTGGGCTTTGATCCCCGAGTAGACGTTGAACAAGGATTCCAAAATTACTATGAGTGGCTTTCAAATAGCGTTTACTGGTCTACAAAGACAGTATAATAATCTCAGAGAGGAGATACTGGATGCAACGGACCAGGTTCTAGCATCTGGCAATCTCATGAACGGCCAGTTCACTCAACAGTTTGAGGAATGGTTGGCTCAAAAAAATCATTCGAATTATGCAGTACTGTGCCATTCGGGTACACAGGCTCTGGAGATACTGGCTGGCTATTACCGCACAGAGCATAGCCTGCATCCCCAGCCAACACCACCTACAGTGTTAATTCCTGCCATGACATTTCCTGCCAGTGCAAATGCATTTGTACGAGCAGGATGGAACATACACTTGGTTGACACCGATGCCAATGGCAACATGCAATTTAGAGATAAACCACCACACCTGAGTTACGAAGCCATACTTGGCATTGGATTGTATGGCGCAGCATTGTCTGATAGTCTACGCCGTGTTAGCCACCTGATAATTGAAGATGCAGCACAACACTGGTTGTCTGACCGTTGCCATCGTGTGGGCGAAGCCAGTGCTATCAGTTTTGATCCCATGAAAAATCTAAACAACTACGGCAACGGTGGTGCCGTAGTCACCAACGACCGCAATCTAAGTGACTATGCTCGTAACTGGAGTGACAACGGTAAACGATCTGGTCATACACAAACAGGCACTAACTCACGCATGAGCGAAGTAGACTGTGCGCAAATGATGGTCAAGACTGTGTATCTAGATGCGTGGCAAGCTCGCAGGGAAAAAATTGCACTGCGCTACATAGACGCATTTGGTAAAGCACCGTTTCGTTGTTTGATCGACGATTCAAATGTGTCTACTCACTGTTTTCACAAATTTGTTATTGATACCAGCAATCGGGATCAACTGCAAGCAGATCTGAAGTCTGCGGGCATAGAGACTCGAGTACATTACCAACATCCATTGCACGAACTGGCGGCATATCAACAGTATGCTGGACCTAGTATTCTTAGTGCTGCAAGTTCATTGAGTAGACGAGCACTGAGTCTGCCTATCTATCCTGAGCTCACAGACTCAGAAGTAGAATACATTATTAGTTCGGTACTAGACTGCGTTTGATAAAAGCATAACTAGCTAGCCACTCCCACTCGTAGCTTTTCTTCAGCGCATCAAAGTTGCCGTTGACTGCATCGTAGTAATTCACAGCATCCTCTGCACCCCATCGGCTCCACTGAGGATCTGCTTCGTCGCTGTTGACATCAAGCCATTTGCCTAACCGATATTCACTTTCCACATCAGGCAAGCTGGCTTTCAATTTGATACATTCACGAAACGCTGTGCGCCAGCTTGACCACGGTGAAGTGTTATAGTGTGCCACGCCACTCAAGATAGGCACCACTTCATGCGGTGAGTCCAGTGTGAAGTCCAGGCCTATACCCGGGTTATCCAATACTAATTGCCGGTTGTATGCAATCATGGCCTGGTGTCCGTATACTAGGCCATTAACAGGATTCTGGGCATGGAAGATGTAGTGCTTGGCCTGTTGCATGCGATCAGGTTGCCAAGTAAAGTCAAAGTCAATGTCCACTTCCAGCTTGGCAAACACAGCAAAGAACCAGGGTGTGGTGCTGGCCTCAGCTGCTGCATGATATGCTGCTGCACGACCATTGATGTTGCTCACACGCACCAGGCGATTAGCCTTGGGCAACAAACTCAATCTTTTGTAATGTTGCTCAGCATTGGGTTCACCGTTGGAGATGAACACAATATCCTGTAGCTGATCCTTTAGCATGCAGTGCGTCTTGTCTACATAGGGATAATCATATAGCTGCGTCTTGATGTAGGGTATGGCCGTTCGAGGTACAACCACACTGCTGGCACCAGGATTCAACGGAACTATGGTCTTGGTTTGTTCTCTCCATAGTGGCACAGTGACCAAGTTTGTGCTCATGTAGTCGGACTGTGTGAACACTGCCAGTGGACCGGCAAAGTTTCGGGTACGAACCACATCCACATGACTGTCTTGATCGTGTTGTACTACGGGCATGGGTCTGCGAGGTACACCAACACTGACAAAATTGCAATCATACCATTCCAGCAATTCCTTGCGTTCTGCATACTCAGCAAAGGTAGGCACATGCATGAAGAATGTGTCTCCAAACTTTTCTGTATCACTTGCAAACACATGCAGCATTGTGGCTTGCCATTGTTCGGGATGCCACGAGAAGTCAAAGTCAGTGTAATCACAGATGCTGCTGCATACCCAGACATATTCATGTTCTGTGCCTATGCTCTTGGCCAAGCGTATCAAGGTATCTCTATAGTTGTCAAAGTATCGCACTCGACGAGTGATGTTGGGTATCTGTCCAGCGGCGCCATCCATGTGATCAATTTCGTATATGGCTGTGGCTTTGCCCACTGTGCGAATTTTTAGTTCAGCAAGGTACTTGACTTCTACCGCACCGGGCACACGATAAACAGGTCCGCCAGTCTTTTGATGTTGTGTAGCAAACTGATACACATAGGGCGGTTCTCCAGGATCAGGTACCCAGCTAAAGTCTACACCAGCAGGATCAACTGAATCAGGCACAGTCCATCTAGCAGAGTTTGCTAGCAAACTAGCACGTGGCCATGCAACATACTTGCGTTCAGTTGCGCCTGGCACACGATACTCCACAGTGGGCATGATCTCTGCTGGCCACCACTGGTTGCCAAACACATAGATGTAAGGAACATCTCCAGGATCAGGTACCCATGAATAGTCCATGTCGCTGTTGACCACGTTGTACCAGGGTCGATTGGGATTTTGTGTCAGCTCAGCTCTTGGTGTTGTCATGTACTTGCGTTCAGTTGCACCCGGCACATGATATTCTACTGTGGGCATGATCTCTGCTGGCCACCACTGGTTGCCAAACACATAGATGTAAGGAGGATCATGCGGATGTGGTGCCCAGGAGTAATCAAACTCTGCGTTTGACATTGCAGTATAGAAATGCATAGTCGAACTTTTGTTTGGAATAATTCGATCATGAAAGTGATATTTGATCTCGCCGCCCCTGGGCACAAGGTATGTGCCCGAATACTCATGATGTTGACTGGGCCATGTGTGAGTGTACTCGCTTTGCCAAGGCACAGGTTGAAAATCCCAATCATGTGTGCTATAATCAGCTAAGTATGTGATCCACCAGAAATACCTAGTACGACTCAGAGTCTGCGCATGCTCAATGCTGTCAGCTTCCTGCTCATGCACAAACAAGTTGGGTTTCTTTCCAGAATAAAATACGTCAAACATTAATGATTAGAATAGATGAAATTTACAACAACACATTCTGGCCCTGGCTGAAGGCTAACCGTCCTGGTTTTAGAGCATTCTTTTGCGAACCGTTTGGACGCAGTGATCCTGCCAGTGTGATGAATTATGGCAGAGATGACATACATGAACACAATTATATATTCTTTTTTGACCAAGAGCCAATAAATTTGGACATACACATGCCTACTTTTGCAAGAGTAGTTGTTTGTAATGTAGATATATTAAAAAATACAAGCATACAACAGCTAGTGATGTTACATAATCTCGGATATCTTGTAACCAGCGAAAAAAACAGCGACAATGTTGCTGCTTTGTGCAAACAGCATTGGTGGACGCCTTTGTATTATTTCTTTCACGGTTGGGCAGCACTAGATTGGTATCGAGGTTACGATAAAACTTTCTTGATCCAGCCGGCGTCTGAGCGTGTTATTACAAAGACATTCATTGCACCTAATCGAATTATAGCAGGAGAGCGACAACACCGGCTGGAGATGCTGTACCACATCTTTAAGAACGGAATGGCACACAATCATATCAGCTGCCCTTCTGTGTGTCCTTCAGAAAATATCAGCATACTAGATGCTGTAAAACCATTGTCAAACAAGTATCCTGATATAGAATCAGTGTTTGCCGCACAAACTTTGCCTATAAATTTTGCCAACGAAACTGATCATCCCATGCACTCGTGTTGGCTCAGCTTGTTTGATGAGTCAGCTGAAAGCCTGTTGTACTTGGTTACAGAAACTGTGGCCACAGGCCAACGACTTCACTTGACTGAAAAAACATTCAAACCCATTGCCCTGGGCATGCCGTTTGTAATTGTGGGCACCAAGGGCAGTCTGGAGTATTTGCGCAGTTACGGATTTCAAACATTTGGAGATATCTGGGACGAGAGCTATGATTCTGCAGACGATGATGTACGTATAGAACGCATTACTAGCCTGTTACGTAGTCTCGACGAGTTGCCTGCTGAAGCCAAACAAGACCTGTTTGAGCAGTGTCACCAAGTCATAGAACACAACTGGAATCACTTTTATAGGGGTGGATTTGAAGCTGTGTTATGGCAAGAACTAAATGAGATGCTAAATGGAATTAAATCTAATAGCTGATCGCGTTGATAAAGGACGCATCTATCCTGCACTTGCTACTCACCAAGCAAGGCCTTACACACAGAGCTGGCGTGAGTTTGATCTGCATTTTCCCTACACCATTCCCTTACGACTGCAAGAATACTGTGACCATCATGAAGTCAAAATCAACATTCATTACATTCACAACAACTTGCCAGCCAATACGTTTTACCCAATAGGTCTGAGCTTTTTCAATTTTAGCATTGATTATTTTACTTTGTTGCCTGCTGAAATTTTTACTGCTGTGTGCCAGAAGAAAATTCGTGTGTTGTTTTACTATCACGAAGGGGACAATCCTGCCAGGATCAAACAAAGATTGGACAAATTAGCTGTACAAGTACGACTACCAGCCAACTGTTATATTTTTGTTAGTGCTAACTCTGCTGCACGAGATATTCCAGGCTTTGTGTACTTCAATGACTTTGAACTTTGGTACTATCAGCGCAACCGTGAACAAGCACCTCTGGCCATACATTCTAAACCAAGAGAACGTGAATTCACTGTGTTAAATCGACTACACAAAAGCTGGAGAGCCACTGCAATGGCAGATTTGTCACGAACAGGTGTGCTGGACCGCAGTTACTGGAGCTACTGCGAAACTGGTGAGTTAGATAACGACAACCCCATTGAGATAGACGCTGTACCCGGACTGCGTGAAGCCACTGTGAAGTTTCTTGGCCAGGCACCTTATGTCAGCGACGAACTTGATCAGGACAGCCGCAACAATCATTCTGAAACTGAATCCAAATATCACGTCAACAGTTATTGCAACATTGTGATGGAAACACACTGGGACGCAGATCAGTCCGGTGGCGCATTCTTAACTGAAAAAACTTTCAAGCCAATCAAGCACGGACAACTGTTCTTTGTTGCCGGTCCTGCGGGCAGTTTACAAGCTCTGCGTGATCTAGGCTACAAGACCTTTGACACAGTGTTGGACACCATGTATGATCGCATTGAGGATAACACCCAACGCTGGATACGCCTATGTGATGCAGTTGCTCAGGCACGGCATAGATTGGCAGATCGGTTTGAAACTGCACGAGCAGACATAGAACACAACCAACAGTTATTTGCCGAACTCAAGACGCAGCGTTTAAATAGCTTGATCAAGGACATTCATGAGCAATACAATTAATTCATACACCAGCTGGCAACCACTTGAAGAAGTGATTGTGGGGCAAGCATACACACCTGACTATTTTGATTTTATCGAAAACCCACAGGTGCGCAATCAACTGCAACAGATCTTGTCGGAAACAGCCGAAGATCTAGACAACTTGCAAAAAACCATTGAGAAGTTTGGTGCTCGAGTGCGGCGTCCTGATCTGCCCAACAAACACAATTTCCAACAACAACAAATCACAGGGGACGGCGCGCCGCTGCCGCCGCTGACGCCACGTGACTGGCAGATCACTCTAGGCAACAAACTGTTACGTGTGTTGCCCATGCAAGAGCTTGACGCAGTTTGTGCCGAGTACGAAGCAGCTGATCCTGGCAGTGTGATTAATCCTCATGGACCGTCAGGCTGGGATGAAAACTGTATTCTAAATGGTGCCAGTGCCAGTTGTATTGTGCGAGTGGGTCGCGATGTGTTCTTTGACAACTCAGACTTCCTAAAACCTGAACAATCACGCTGGATTGTGGACAATGTACTGGGTCCTGAGTACCGCATACACGAAGCTATCACCGACGGGCATGGCGATGCTGTGTTTGCTATACTCAAGCCTGGTGTGTTGTTGAGCAGCAAGCACGATGTGAATCTAAATCTTGCAGCAGATTTTCCTGGCTGGGACGTTTGCAAGATTTGGGATAGCTCAATCTGGGCTGCTATGGAAGTGGGCAAGTTCAAATACGAACAAAGCCCTGGTGCATGGTATGTGCAAGGACAAACACCCACAGCAGAGTTTACAGACTTTGTAAACACCTATCTAACCAAGTGGACAGGTTTTGTTGCTGAGACTGTGTTTGATGTCAACTGTCTTGTGCTAGACGAAAGTCACGTTATCTTTAGTGCCTATAACCGAGAAGTGTTTGACTACTGTCGTAAGCACAAGATTGAACCTATCATTAGTGAACTGCGTCACAGCTACTTCTGGGATGGCGGCATCAGTTGCTGTACTCAAGACATTCGCCGACGTGGCGGGCTAGAAACTTACTTTTAACTACAAACTCGAACGCCGTACTCACGTTCAAAGCGGTCCGCATCTGCTCGATCATTGACCATGGGCTCTCCGCGTATGTTCAATGACGTGTTGAGCAGCATAGGACAATCAGTCATCACGTACCATTTTTCCAAGAGTTCTCTAATGCCTGAACCATCCGCAGGAACTGTCTGCACTCTACTAGTGCCGTCATGATGCACAATAGCAGGAAAAAGATCAGGATACCAGCAGTTGGCGACTGCTTGCATATACCTACTAGTGCTGAAACCCCTAGGCATATCAAAATACTGATCAGCGTATTCTTCAAGGATAACTGGTGCAAATGGTCTGAATTGTTGTCTACGTTTGATCTCATTTACTTGATCCTTTATTTCCGAGCCACGAGGGTCTGCTAACAAACTTCTATTGCCCAGGGCCCTGGGTCCAAATTCTGCTCGACCACTAGCCACTCCCACAATTTTTCTAGTGACCAACTCATCCAGGATGGCATTGACAGGATAAGCACCGAGGATATTGTGGCCAAGATAAGCATTGGTCCAGTTGATTCGACCACCATGTGCCAAGGCAGCAGCGCCAAGACTACTGCCTGCGTCACCAGGACAAGGCATGATCCAGATGTTGTCAAAATAATTTCCAATCCGTTGGTTGGCACTACAGTTAAGAGCAACACCGCCCATGTAAACTAGGTTCCGGCTCCAGTTCAGTTTCTTAGCACGAACCATCACATTCAAAATAAGGTCTTCTGCTAGAGCCTGTGCCCCGGCGGCAATATCAAACTCTGAATAATCATTTAGATATTCAGCTTCAAGACCTGTATGTAGATTCTCTTTGAATCGAATTTCATATTCATTGTCGATAAGATCGTAGCGCAGTCGATTGCTGATATTGTTTTGTCCGTATGCAGCCATGCCCATTAGAATGTATTCTTCGTCCAGGGGTCTAAGACCCACACGAGCAGTGACTGCACTGTAGAACAATCCTATGCTGTGCGGATACCCGCGGGACCAAAGTTTTCGATAAGTTGCTCGGCCCTGAGAATTGTATTCAGCGCCCCAGATGGTTATGGTGTCCCACTCACCCACAGCGTCTATTACCACAACTGTGGCTCGATCAAATGGGCTGGTCTGAAATCCGCCTGCGGCATGACTTAGATGATGATTGTAACTGGACACATGCTCAGGCTTGATCTGATTGCCCAGTTGTGCCTTCAAGATCTGTCCTACAGTGAGTTTGTTCCACTCGATACCTTGTCCTGAATACCATTGTCGCAGTTGTTTACGCCAAGGACGCTCATAGTAAGCAACTTGTTCAGGCTGACCATAATACAGTACGTCGGCAATCAGTCCTAAACTGATATCAGCGTCATTTTTCTTTTTGCTGTAGCGTTCTGAATGGCCGGCAAAAAGAATGTTGCCGTCATGATCCAGTACCGTGGCAGCAGCATCATGGAATCCTGCCGATATTCCCAGTATGTTCATTTATAAATGAAAGGGTCTCTTTTGCGTAGCTCTTTGAGTTTCTTGCGGTAACGATATTCCAGGGAGATTCTTGCCCATAATTTTTTTAGCCAGTTCATGTTAATTTCCTTATCTGCTGTAGATCATAGTCAGGATCACTCCAGCGATACTGGTATGTGGTCTGTGCCATGCTAGTACTTATTCTATAAACGTCTTGATGCTGCGACAACTGTGCCCATATTTCTCGGTAATCTACTGTGCCAAAACTGCGAACTAGATCCACTTGTGCCACTCTAGGATGCCCAATTGTTAGAGATTTATCTTCAGGATCAAAGTTGTTGTCTATTAGCCAGGCACGAAAGTCTTTGAGTGATGCAATCTGCCACAGGAATGATCCAGGATTGTTGGCCCATTCTATATCAAAATCTCCAGCTGCTTGAGTTTGGGATTTCAGTGTACTGGTCACAAGTTCGCTTACACGACTGTCTCTGCCTTCGTCTGTGAACACTTCCCAATGATGTTTGCCCACAGCTTTGTTCACTCCTACATATACGCCGCCCAGGGATCTATTGATAGTTTCTATTCCAAACAGTTCATAATCTTCATCTGACAGTTCAAAGCGTGGTGCTGCCAACCAGCACATCAACTGTGACGGACGTTGCCATTCAGGCGCTATTTTCAACATACGATTGCTTAATACCAAACTTTCTAGTTCGTGACACAGCAAATTTAATTGACGTATGTGCCAACGAGTTGTGTCATTGGCTGCTGTGTAATACGGGCTCATGGCACCCGACACACCTTGTAGGTCTTCAAAATATTTGTGCAACTGATTTAGGTGGGTATGATTGATCCCAAGACTCGCATCAATTGTGTTGGCAGGTGTAAAAAAGTCTTGTATGACATATCCTAGATTGGCTGAATTAACAGCATGTATACTGCGATTGAGTTGTGTGCAGATGTATTCGTGGTTGCGATCACTCTCTGCCCAGCCCAACCAGCAATAGTTCTTTTCCAGATGATTTTGATTCTGAATTAGCTGATTCAATGCTGCCAGCCATTTGCGTGAGAGACTGTTGTCTTCTACGTCAATATACACTGACAGCTCTTGATTGTCCGTGCTTCTTAGGTCCATCTGGATAGTATCAAGCATGTTGGTTCCACCATTCTAGCACCGCGGGCCTTGCTGACAAAATATCAGCCATGGACGTTGATGATTTGCGTATGCTTTCTAATTGTAACACTCTAGCCCGACCTTTAGCAACTCCTTGAGCATGGGTATCTGGCCATTGTTGTTCAAACGTGGGGCGTGATTTCAATTGCATCAGCACATCACGCATGGCGCCTGAACTGGCTTCAATCAGTTCATCCAGCCAGGGATGCAGCAGATTTTTGGGCAGGGCCAATGGGCTCATCACAATATCTGGGCCAAAACTAAACACCACTTTGGCCAGCAATTGCACACCCAGTTCTTGAGCCAGTTGCTGTATGGCCAGGACCTGTGTCATGCCCGGCAGGGTCAGTGTAAAGTCTATGCGCATCTGTCGCGGATTTGAACTGTGTTTTAATCCTTGACGGAAGTTTGCAAGCCAGGTGTTGTAGTCAAGCCCTGTTCGGATGTATTCTCCTGTGGCACCTGTACCGTCCAGACTTGCGCATATTTGCCAATCACGAATATGAGCCAGTATATCACCAAATAGATTGCGCCCACCATAGTCAACTCTGCTAAGATTGGTATTATACCTTGCATATACTCGACCTCCGTCATTTAATTCAACAATACGAGCCATGTAACGCCAGTGCTGTTCGTACATCAGCGGTTCACCGCCGACCCAGTACACTTCTTCCACACGATGTTGTTCCACAGCGTCCGAGAATTCTTTTTCAATCTGACTGTCCTGGAATGCAGAAATCTCTTGACGAATCTCAGGCTGCATCCATGCATTTTTGGGATTAGTCCAGTCAATCATGTGGTGTTGTCGTTGTTCACTTTCCCATGCACTAGATAACATGTCACCACATGTTCTACACTTGAAGTTGCACAGGTTGCTGAAACGATAGTCCCAGCTTACGGGTTGCATTGTGGTGCTGCCGTCTGGGGCAGTACTGCTGATTACTTCGGGCAACTTGTGACTGAACAGGTGTTCAAAATAGGTACGATACACATCAGTGTTCAACAACTGATCGTTGCACACTTCACACTCGGACAGGGTTTCTCCAGCCAACATGCGTCTACGCACACCGCGCATGTGTTCACCATTCCAGTGCTGTTCAAGTGTGATAGGAATATACCGGCCTGTACCTGCGGCCGTGTCTATGTACTGAGCAAAGTTCTGCGCAGGTTCTCGACTGGCACAGCACATTCTACGTTCAGTTTGCGGGCTAAGATAGGTGTGTGTCCACGGAGCAAGACACAAGGAACTAGCCATTGAACTTGTACTCAATCAACTGTGCCATTTCGGGCGCCACCGCGGCAAAGTCTTGATTTCTTTTGCGGTCTAGGTCTGCTATTTTCATTCGGGTCATAAAGCCGTCGGTGCTGGCGCCACCATTCATGAAGTCTACTATTCGTGCAAACTCTTCACGATACAGGGGCGGCACATCTGCTGTGCGTAAGTGTTCAGTAATGCCGGCCTTGACAGTGTCAGGCAGTGTGGCAATACTAAAGTACCAGGCGTCATGCATCATGTTCCAGTACACAAAGTCAAACTTCTGCCGTGCTATCCAATGTGCCAACTCATTGATGTAGCGCACGTTGAATATGTTCACAGTCGAACAACACTGCAACTGAATGTTGGGCATTTGATCTTTGAGATATTGAAAACTTGTGATTGTGTCCAGGACCACTGCCCAGTCAGCATTGGTGCGCTGGTATTCAAATCTTTCTCCAATGTCATCTATACTAAAAGCAATTTCCACAGTCTTAAAATGTTTCCAAATGTCTGGACCTCGCTCGGGCCATTGTGTGCCATTGGTGTTGTAGTGTATTTCAACTTGATGTGCAATACCACGATCAATGATGCCTTGTAACATGTCAAAGTGTTCGTTGATCATAAACGGCTCGCCGCCAGTGAATTCAATATAGCGTATGTCTGTCAGCACCGTGTCAATTTGGCTCCAGAATTGCTCATTTTCTCGGGGCCAGGCGCCGGCGCGCAGCATTTGATATGCATGAGAGCTTTTTTGTTCTTCGCGTGGCATGAAGTTCAATTCTTCTGTGGCAAACTGGCTTGAACTCCAAGGGCCACATATACGACATTTTAGATTGCAGATGTTGCCCAGTTTAAGATCCAGGAACATCAAGGGCTTGGCGTTAGTGGTCCAGTCCTGATCAGGCAGCATGTGTTTGAGTCTGTTCAAGGTGTGTATGCGTTTGCTGTCACGTCCTGCACGTTCTTCATTCCAGCACTTGCGGCATGTCTGCGGCTTTTCCTCTGCAAGAAACTGTGCTCTAAGATTGCGCATGTGATTTGAGTTCTGAATGTCTTGGAAATTGGCCGTGCTCAATTTGAACTTTTGTCCAGAATTGTCTACTATTTCATCATCGGCCAGGCAGCAGGGTCGTACAGTACCAATGGGACTGGCTTCCAGACTAACCCAGGGTAATACACAGAATTTATCGTGTGGCAAATTCATTTCAGCGCCCTTAATTCAGGAATTACGTCTAGGATATTTTCTTTTCTAATAGCGTCTAGCTCGTGTGTTTTGCGCCAGAATGTGTCTATTAGTTGTGTGTTGTCTGTGGCTGTCATAAAGGTGATAGCACTTTCAAAACCTTGTGTGGCTCGCTGTAATGGATCTTGGCCGCGAAGCCATTCAATGTGTTCGCGATACCGAGCCATCAATGACCCTTTGTACGCAGCAGGCGCAATGTCTATTCTATAGTGCAGGGGATCTTGCAAGATATTTACATTTAAATCCTGCGCTCGAATAAGTCCTTTCGCAACCCAGTCACGATGAAAGTCCGGCAAGTGCCATGCATTCATAATGCTAAGAGTAGGGCTGACATAAAAGTCCACCTCGGGACAGATTGACAGCATGTCTCTACGATTTTGTTCTACCACAGTCCAGTCTGTGCCTTTGCGTATGTATTCAGCACGTGGCCCTTGTCCGTCCAGGCTGGCGCCCACTGCAACTGAATCAAACTGTTTCCAGTATTCAAATACACTACGGCCTTTTAGGTCAGTGTGCGTAAAGTTGGTGTTGTAGATCAAGCGTACATCAAAGCGTTTTCTCCTGACCAGCTCGTCTAGGATTCGATAGTGTTCTTCCATCAGCAAGGGTTCGCCGCCTGCAAAGTAGATTTGCTCAACATAGTCTAGATGCGGTTCCAACTGAGTCCACATGTCTGTTTCTGTGCGGCCAGCATAGTTGAGAACTGTGTTATTGAGCTTCCAGGCAGGTCCTGCTAGTTTAGCTTGATCTTGATACCACTGACTACTGAATATGTGGCCGCAGCTACGACATTTTAGGTTGCAAAGATTGCTGAAACGAATATCCCAGTAGGTCATTTCAAAAGGATTAGCTTCTAGCTTTTTGATCTGATGTCCGTGATGTTTGTTGGCACTTCGACGTCCCGAAAAGAATCCTGATTCTTCTTGTTCATAACAGCGTGTGCAAGCTGCATTGGGTGTTTCACTCAGCATGTCAGCTCGTAGGCGTTGCATAGGAACATCAGTCCATATTTCTTCCAGGGTATTCTCACGACAATTGCCCACTTGCCCCACACCCATTTCAGCATGACAGCAAGGATATGCTTCCCCTGTGGGGTATGCATGTAAATGAATCCAAGGATAGATACAAAATGTCTTGGAATCTTTTAAAAGAAATCGCTCACGCTCGGACAATTCCGTAGCACGTACCAGATCTGTGCTGTTGTAATTATAGGTCATTGTACCATTCTTTTAGTTCAGGAAATGCTGTGACAAAATCTTTTCCACGACGTTGATCATACTGCTGATAAAACTGTTTGAAGTCATTCAGTAACTTGGGCTGTTCAAATGCATCCGAATGCGGCGTTTTGACCACGTCCAGGTAATCTATTAGACGCTGGGTATGATTTATTTCATGCTCATGCAGACACGGGTTGTCACGATTTCGATACAGCCATTCTTCAAGTACTACTCTGTAGCCAGTTCGAATGTGTTCGGGCAACACCAGGGCCGACTGAAAGCTGGGAAAGCGTAGAATGTTCAATGTAAAATTAACTCTTTCGCGACCATAAACTTGTTTTAATTTAAGTAACTGGTACAATAAATCAGGAAGTTGTTCCAAACAAAGAGCATTGATTGTACACATACAATGCACAGCTTTTATATGATCATGTTCTAGTAGCTCTTGTACATTGTGCATCCAGAGATCGTAGTCAAGCCCATCACGAATATACTCAGCTTGTTGATCCACACTCTCCATGCTGGTGTATATCTCTAGGTGTGGGATATCTCGGACTCGTTCAATAAACTCCTGCAGCTTGATGCGATCCATACCCAGATTTGAGTTGATCGCCAGGCGGGTAGAGCTTTTGTTTTTGTTTGTTTTGAACCAATCGATCAGCTTCCAGGTCTCTCCTGACATTAGCGGTTCACCGCCGGTGATTCTTAGCTCTTGAAGAGTCCGGTGAAGATCTGTTTCCCACCACTTAAAGAACGCTTCAACGTAGGGATTAGTTTCGCCAAACTTGTATAGTTGAGCACTATCGTGAGTGTGAGTAAAGTGGTTACGCCCATCAGACACCAGGTGCTCATAGGCACCATGCTTTCGGATATCATTAACCCATGTGCTACTGAAAGCAGGGTTACAATAGCTACAAGCAAATTGGCAAGTGCGGTCGAATGCAATTTCAAGTGTGCGTAAATTGATGTCTTGATCAGGTGGAGTTTCATATGCTTCTTTCAGTGTGTTAATGGGATAAATCTTGCTCTTGTACACGCGGTCGCTCACAGCGTCTCGACCCATGTCTTCAATCTTCCAGCAGTATTCGCAACCTGCAGGACGCTCGCCTGCAATCATCTTGCGACGGTCTTCTTTCTTCTGAACAGTATTGTGCAGCAGCCTAGGGTTGATACTGACTTTATCTTTGTCGACCAAATGAGCTGGCGGGTGATGACAACTTGTGGTCTGTCCACTTCCTAACCAAATGGTAGCATTGTACCATTTCGCTGCACAAAAACTGTCACTCAGTGGGTCTAGCACTGTGCGTTTAAATTCTAGATCATTCATTTAGATATGTTATTAAATTCTGTGGGAGACGGTTTCGTTCACGAGCATTGTGTTCGCGCAGGTGTTGATAATTGTATTTACACACCTCTCGAGCAGCAGTCAAGAAACTGCTAGCACCATTATAGCATATATCTTTGACTGTTGCAACCACGGCGTCAGCCCGATCCTGTGCGTTGTCTATCATGTCAAATGATTCATCAATCAGATGGCCAAAGGTTTGAAATCCTGCATTCCGTAGATCTCGATAGTAGCCTGTGTTAGCAGCCACTACAAATGGATGACACATGATCATGGGCTTCCAGATTTTTTCTGTTCTGAATGAGTGGGGGTAATCAAAAATGGTTTCTGTTACTAGGCTAAAACATGTGTCCATGTATGCCTGCGGATTGACAATGGCGTCACCCCAGGTATTGCCAAACAATTCATGCTTGACAAATCCTGAATTCAAACTGGCCTTGAGATTGGGCCTGGCACGAGGTATTTCATATTCCGGGGGCAGCAGTCTAACGTGTTCTAGTTTGGCTGTTTGCAGCACAGACGTAAACTCCATTTCAACCTGACTGCCCAAATTGGTCCACAGTGCATCTCTCAACAGATCCTGACTGCGTAGTGCATCTATTAGATACTTGCGATGTGGTCTGAGGCGTCCATTTAGAAACAAAAATTCATAGCGTTTGACTGGATCAGCAAACACATCTGACTCGGCTGCCGCTAGATTTTCAGTGTATTCTACTATGTTACTAAAGTAACAGTCTGTGCTGAGTTCATGAAACCCTGCTTCTAGATTGCCACTGGCGATCATGCGTATGTTGCGATTCTGCACCAGCTCAGTGATTCTCAGTCTTGAGAGCTGTAGTTTGATTGTTTCAGATCCTTCGGCAGGATTACAAAACACAATGCGTCCCGGGTGTTGGCGTGCTAGGTCAGTGATTGACTGCCAGTTTTCTTTCAATACCACACGCCCTACAATATAAAACTTGTTGGGATCAAAGGTTACTGATTTCCAGTCCCAGAAGCTTTCCACAGCATAGGGCTTTAATAAATCCCATACTTCAGCCCATTCGTCCACTACTATGTTATGCGGCCCTAGCATGATACTCACATTCTGCCCACCATGACTTCATTTCAGGAAAGGTCTTCAAGAAGTTGGTGCCACGCCGACGATCATGTTCACTAAAGAAACGCCAAAAGTCTGCTTTGGCAACACTATGATCTTTGTCCTGTCCCGCTCGCATCCAGGCTATGTCTCGGTCCAGTCGACTGAGTTCGTAGTCTTTGAATCCTTGAAACGGTGTTTCGGCCGTTTCAATTTGACGTACCATCCAGGCCCACAAATGCTCCAGTTTGTCAGCATAGGGTTCAGGAAGAATCTGCAGACTCTGCCAGGCTGGCTCACGCAGCACAGGAGTATCAAACCACACACGCTGATAGGTCTTGCTGTAGGTTTTTCTCAGACCCAGAATGCCAGCAAACAAGTTTTCCAGACTTGGTACACTGAGATTGTTCATTGTGACAATAAATGTCAGACTTGAGTAATTGGGAACTTCAGTTAAGAATTGATTTACTCGGTCCCACAGCAGATCAAAGTCCAGGCCATGCCGTATGTATTCTGCTTGAGCTCCCCAGGTGTCTAGACTCACGTACTGCATGAAATGTTCTATGCGTCCATCGCATAGCTGTTTCACATAGGACAGATACTTTTGCCAGGACTTTTCATCCACACTAAAGTTTGACGTGACATTTAGGTGCAGTTTAGCACTGGGGTTGGCCAGCACATAGTCAAATACTCGGTAAGTGTTCTTGTCAAGAAGTGGCTCGCCGCCAGTCATACGGAAGTGTTCCAGTTCGGGGTATAACGTGGGCCACCAAGACCAGAAGGCATCTACATAGGGATTGTGATCACGGGCAGGAATAGGACGATTACGGCCGGTAAAGTGACCAGGATCGTTATGCACAGTGCTAGTAGGATATCCGCCATGTCGATCGACTTCTTGTTGCCAGCTTGAACTAAACTGCGGGCTGCAATAGCTGCAAGACAAGTTACAAGCATTATTAAAATTAACTTCCACATAACTAGGTATGGCATCCTCATCTCCTGTTGATTGGGTAATTACTGAATAATCTTTGGCTGCCCAGGGTTCACCTGATCTATAGTGTCTATCACTCAGCTTGTCATGTGCTTCCATGTTCCAGCAATAGCTGCACTCTGCAGGTTTGGTGCCTGCTAGCATGAGTTTGCGCTGCGATTTTTTAAACGGTGTATTGTGCAATGCACTTGGATTGCGGCCAATATCTTCTATGGGTATTTGGTGTAAAGGTGGATGATAGCATGAGTTGTTGAGCCCTGTGGGCAGGTGTAGGCTAACTTGTTTCCATTTAGCCAAGCACAAGGCAGGTCCCAGATCAGCCTGCATTTTTTCTGCGGCTGTTAGGAAATGACTTTTGTTGTCAGTAGTTTCATCGCCTTTGTTACTCATATTCGTAATTTCGTAAAATGTTATCTACTGCAATTGATTTAAACGGTAATAGTTCAAATAATTTTTCTCCGCGCAAGTTGTCTAATAGCAATACGTGCGAAATAGTTTGCTGAAATAAAAATTGATTGCGATTGTTATTAATCAAATTTTTAATATGTTGTACAATTTTTTTGTCTATAGGGTAACTGGATTCAATGTTGGTGATTTTTTCCAGGGCTAGAGATTTTAATTCGTCTGGAATTACGTCTATTGCTAGATAGTCAGGACCTGTCAGTATAATTGGTTCAACAGTAATGTTGTTTGACCAAGCATATTTGTATAATTCATCAACAAACCACATGTTTAAAATACTCACCACAGGTGCCAACACGACTGTGATATTTGATTTTTGTGACACTAATATCAAATGTGTTAAATTAAATTTTATTTTTTCCCAGCTTGTACCAGATCTAATATATTCTAATGGGGCGCCTACTGCGTCAATGCTACATCGTACTCTGACATTTTTAAATTGTTTCCAAATGTCAATAACATTTTTATCTTTGTATTTTATTGTAGTCAAATTGGTATTATAAACCAACGATATGCTATTAGATTTCCCACTATCAATCAATTCCTCAAGCAGGTCCCAGTGTTCTCTGTTAATCAGTGGTTCTCCACCTGTAAAATACATCCAATGCAATGAATCAGTGATTAGTATATCTTTGTAATCAGTTATGTCTTGCTGTTGTATTGACGGAAATTTGTCAAGTTCTTCCGCCCATTGACTGCTAAAATGTGGGCCGCAGTATCTACATTTTAAATTACAAAGATTAGTATTTCTGATATCAACAAACTGCAACCCAGGAGCCGATGTCACTGTACTATCAAATGATTTTCTATAGCTTGGTAGTCCATGATATTCTGCCACCGAACATGTATTACACGGGTGGTCCGGCGGGCAGTCTTGAGTCTTTAAATCTGCAAATCTGTCAGGATTTGATAATTCTGATATGGGTTTTAGATAATCTGCGGCAATTTGACAGCAAGGTCCAATTTTCCCATTGGGGAAAACAGTAACTCCATGATCAATAGCGGCACAATTCCAGGTCATATTACCAACCTTCTTGAGCTCGAATAACATCCATTTCTCGGACCATGATACCTTCATTGTGCCAGTTGCTTCGGTAGTGGTGCTTGAAAAACTTGCTTTGTTCTGCTTCCAGCATGGCCATTGGCAGATCCAGTTGTTGATCTAGATCTTCTGCCACACGGCCTGCTAGCAATCTTGGATCACTGGATTCCACAGTCTTCCACAGTTCAGCCAGTGCATCAAAGTTCTGCACTTGAGTATGATCCCAGTTTGTGAGCATGGTCATGTAGGTGCCTTGTCTTGCGCCGGCCATGCTCCAGTAGCCGTGGTCAACATCTGCACCTATGTTGTGCCAGATGGTGAGATGGTCCAGATTGCGTTGATGCACACGATCCTTAAATTCTTCCAGTGTGGGCTTGGCTCCGCGATTCAGGCACATCTTTACACCTTCGCGGAATCCTGCACGCCAGGCATGAAAAGCAGATCCATTGGGATAGGTTGTTGAGTAGCAGTCATGCATGGCCCAGTACAAGGGATCAAAACAAAACTCCACCTGTGTTTCTGTGCGGCCGTCTGTGGCTTCGTGTGTGCGCATGCTGTTCACAAAGGTTTTTGTCCAAGAGCTCAGTCCACCATTGCCATACATGAGTCCGTTGACGGCATTTCTCGCTCTCCAACGGAACACAGCAGATTCATAATCTGCCGTAGCAAATGCCAAGGTCTGATTGAAGAATTTGGCGTCAGGCATGTTGTCCCCGTCGATCAGGATGAATCGTTCTGTAGTGCTAGCAGCCGCAGCGGCCTTGTGTGCTGCGTCGGACCCGCGAACGCCGTCCACACGCTGCGCCCAGGGCACCATGTTGCGTATGATTGCCCAGTATTCTTCTTTCTTGGGTTCATCAAATGTCAAAAATATCACGTCTAGGTCTGCTATGTCAATTTGTTTCATAAGTTTTCTTGGTCCATTTTTGATGGGGTCGGTGCTCACTGACGATTACAGCGACATTGCGAAGATCGCAAGGGGATCCAGAGTCAGCAGGCACAAGTTTTGTGATTGTTTTCCACACACGTTGCGTTAGTTTTCCATCACGCACATGTACATGCATGGGGCTACGAGCATACGTTGCAGCATCTATTTCAATGTATGTACCTGGCACATCATCCATGCTGTAAAATAATGGTCGGCCATCGGAGTCATGATACAATCTATAACTCACAGGGTATGTTTCAGGCACTGCATGCAGTATGCTCCAGAATTCATCTGGTGTCATGGCTGCCACTCCTTGATGTGATAATGGAATGCACCCCATTGTGCCACTGTGTTTATCCGTAACGGATCATGTTCCCAGATCAGTTCGTGTGTCCACTGATCGGTTGTGCCTGCATGATGCGGTTTCATGTGAACAATTTGTGGATATGTGGCAAAGGGCATGGTAACTCTGTGTTCACCCATGATCTGTGCAGCCATGGCATACACCAGATCAGTGTCTGCTACTGCTGGCGCAAACTTTATTAGTGTGCGAACGTGTTCCCAGTTGGCAAAGATATCTTGTGTCAGGTCAAAGAATTCTTTTGCAGTTTCACTCAGGCGCCAGTAGGTAATAGCGTTGTACACATCAGGCAAGTGATTTTGATCAAATACTCGGCGATAATGCCGAGCAGTGCTGACATCGCCGCACCAGTTTCTACAGCCTGTGCTGATCACAACATCACGGTGTCTGAACAGGTCCCACCAGTGTGAGATAGGACTGGCTATCAGCATGTCTGCTTCCAGCTTGATTGTTTCACGAAACGGCGTTAACTGAAATACTGCTGCGTCATTGGCATAGGCATTGTCTGACACAACCGGCAGCACATGCACATAATCAAACACAGAATCTTCTACTGGTTGATCTGTGATCAGGCATACTCTTGCAGTAGGATGCTGTGTCTTTAGACTTTGCACCAACATAGCAGCGCAACGAACATAGTCAACTGTGGCAGTGTTGACTGCTAGCACAACATAACCTTGTTCTTCAATGGGTCGCAATTATGTTCTCCAGGTGCTGTTTGCCCATGGCATGAAAATCTGTAGTATGCCATTGAATGTATTTTGATTGGTTGTCTGGGTCGCGATATGTGATGCGGTATGTATCAGTTTGGTGTGCAATTTTGGTCAGCACTGTGTCTGGCATTACAGTCAGTAAGGGCCAGGGCATTTCATCTACCCGGCCTGTGTGGCCGCTCACAATTCCCAGAGCAATACTCAAGGCAAAATCATTACGATAGGTCTTGTTGTCAATGCCATACAGTGCGCGGTAATGTTCCCAGTTGTTTCGAATCATCTGCATGCAGTCAAATATATATTGTGCAGTGTTTGACCGACGAAATAACATTACTGTGGCCCACCACATGGGCATGCTATGCCGTCCAAAAACATTGAGTCCTTTCAAAGGATGCCCAGTGCTGAAGTTGACGGCCGATCGATGACACATAAAGTCTGTGTTGTATTCTAAAATTCTTTTGAGATCTGAACTGGCTACTACATAGTCTGCATCCAAGACCAGAGTCTGATCCCAGGGCGTTAGATCATATGCGTTGACCCTACCGGCGTTGTGCCAGGTCACTGTGCTGGCATAGTCTTCAAACCATCGTGTGCCACCGGCGTCTGGTTTTGCATGTACCACTTGATCAAATGCGTTGAGTCTGGGATCTGCAGGATCCGCGTTAGTGACCACTGCAACAGGAATGTTTAAGTGCCGACGAATGTTTTCAGCACTCCAGGCGGCCAAGCGCACATAATCAGTGGCTTCGTTGTTGAAGGCAAATATCAGTGCGCCTGTGGTCATCGCTGTTGACGTTGTTGGTCAAATTCCACAAGCCATGCATTCATTTGTTCTTGCCAACGATCAAATGCCAGGTGTTGTAATTCTAACGGACTTATCTTTACAGGAGTATCATAAAGATCCAGTAACACTACATGGTCCTCAACAGGAACAGACTGCAGCACTGCCAGCAGTTCAGGGCCAGCACGCCACATTCCGCCGCTGTGGGCAAACAGCATACGGGCCTGGTATTTTTCTTTGAGCACACGGCGTGCAGTTGCATGATCAAAACGTGTTCGTGCGTGGGCAATTAAAGCATCAGTATCCATGCTGTATTATATTACAAATCTAGATAAAAGTAAAGGGGCAGCAGCCCCTTTTTGGTTAAGTTGTTGTGGCAGCCACAGTTGGCGTGCCCCAAGAAGCTGTGGTCAGATAAGTTGATGATGGCGGGAAATAAGTCACAATTGTGGTGGGTGCTGTGCCTGGAGTTGCGCCCGAACTAGCTGTGCCGCCTGTAATTGCATCGCCGTCCGATGCTGACCAAAGTGTTGTGATAACCAATGTGTCCGAACCAGCACCTTTGGCAATTGAGTGTTGAATAAAGTTTGCGGTGTAGGGAGCAGTGTCGGCAAATTGCTTGTACACAATGGTAGCAGCCGCGCCTGCCGTCAAGTCATACCAACCAGTTGTGGTCAGCAGTATAGTAGGAGTTCCTGTGCCGCCGGTTTTGGTGGTGCCTGTGTAGTTGGCACCAGAAATGGTTTGTGTGGCTGTACCGCCTGTGATAAAAATATCACCGCACAAGGTGTTGGCCAGGTCGTTCCATTCTGGGTCGCCCACGTCGCCTGTGGCAGTTTTGCTCACGTCGATCTTGATTCGGCCACCGGCGTTGAAGAAATAACGGGCAGCGTCAGCTGATGCAAATGTCACTGTGTTCACAAATGAGATAGTCCAGGTTGCGCCCGAAGTGGCTGCTGTTTTTGAATTGGTGCCGGTGTAGCCGGTGAACTGTGTGCCATTGGCCACAGCGTTTTGGCGGTTGGTAGTAATATTGGTCAGGTCAGTGTTGAGTGCAGCCAGAATGTCAATGGTGTTGCCAGTTACTGGGGCAGTTCTAGCAGTGATAGTTGTACCTGTTTGGCTGCCCATGCTGCTAATGGTGTTTACCAGGCTGGCCCATTGGGTAGCACTAATTGATCCTGCTGCTGCCACCGTAGCCAGTGCTGATTGTCCCCACCCTGAATCAGTTGAGCCAGTGCTCCATACGTTGTTGATGTTGGCTCCTGCTGTGGTGCTTACAAACCCGTTGTAGTCTGTGGCTTCAATTAATTGACCCGCTGAATATGTCATTTTGGTATCCTATATTAGTTCTTGATTGTAACAATTGCTTCAATTGTACCTGATTCAGGGGTTAGTTTGTCAACCAGACTTCGTCCAATCACGTTGAATGCTGTGGCTTCGCCAGGTTGTGCTGCTCGAGCAACACCGTCACCGGCACTGACCAAGCGATCACCTTTGCGTACCCGCCCCACTATCTTGACTGGCACACGACCAGTCATGGCCACTGCAGGGTGAGTATCATCTTCGCCTGCACCACCGTTCATCATGAAAGCAGGATTGGTTGAAATAACTCCAAACACCTGCTCGCTTAGATCATTGGTAGCACGAGTAATTTCTTTGGTGCCGCCAAGTTCGACCACTGTGCCTGGCTCCATGACTTCGTCAGCTGCAAAACGTTCTGCAACGTCAGCGTATAGGGCAGTGGTTGCTGTGGCAAACACACGGTTAAAGTAATTAACGGAACTGCCAATGTTGCCCACAGCGTTAGTTCCTGATTTGGCAATACTAGCTGTTGTGAGTCCTAAAAACACGCCGCCTGTGGTTGTGAACACAGCCACGTTTGATGTTCCGGCTACGTTGAAGTTGATGTTACCACCTGATTCGCCAACGTTGCCTTCTGATGTTCCATTCACAAACTTAGTGACACTAACGCCCAGGCTCAGTCCAGTCAGTTGTGAACCGTTACCAATAAAAAATGTGCCAGCAACATTGGCTGCACTGGTGATATTGCCTGCAGCACTGACCAGGCCTGCTGTGCGCAAGTTGCCGCCTGTGACGTTGGCAGTACTGGTAATTGCACCTGTTGCAGTGATCAAACCTGCAGTCACAATGTTGCCGCCAGTGACGTTGCCTGTGGCCACAACTTGTGCACCTGTGTTCAAGTTTGCACCAGTAATATTGCCAGTCACGCTGAGTGTTGTGCCTACTGTGGCAGCATTGCTGACTGCAAATGTGCCACTGGCTCCCAGTGCACGAGCAACGTCAAACAATGTTCCGCCCACGTTGGATTGAATTACCAAGTTACCGCCTGAAATTCCGCTGCGTACAACACCATCGTTGCCAGTTTCAGAAATAATAGCAGCGTTGCCAGTTCCCACAAACAAACCTAGATCATTGTTGATTCGCACTGTGCCGCTGGTGGCGGTGTTGGCAGTGGCTCGCATGAAGTCGGTTGAGTCCAGGCTGTCCAGCAGCTGGGCATTGGTTGCACTTCCGCCAAACACAGGAGATCCTGAATTCCACAGTGTGATACCGTTGAAGATCGACGGGAAATCTGTGTTGATAGGAGCAGCAGGAGTAAAAGTAGCGTCTTTGCTCACAATAGCCACTCGTGTGTTGTTCACATACAAGCTGGTTATAAAGTGAGGACTTGCGCTGGAGTCATTGATGGTTTCAGGAATAGCACCTGTGGTACCCTGAGTGCTGGAGAAAGCAGGACCTACCACAATAAATGCAGCACCTGTCCAAACTTTCAGTTGCTGGTTTACTGTGTCATACCATAGATCGCCTTGCACATTGGAAGTGGGAGCAGTGGCACTGGATGTGGCTGCTGAAATTGTTTTGAAAATGGTACCGTTGTAGACCTTGAGCAAGAAATTGGTCTTGTCCCACCACAGTTGCCCTGTCAGCGGAGCAGCAGGAGCAGTGGTGTTTGAACCGCATTCCAGCAAGTGAATAAAGTTTTCGTCCAAAAACTCACCGTATCCAGCGTAGTTTTTGCCCACCAAGATCATGCTAGAGCTGGTGTTTACTGTACCGTCTGCAATTGTTGCAAAAACGTTACCGTCGGTAAGATTGATTATGTATGCCATGTTGGTCGCCTATTCCTGTTGTCAATATTTATACAGCATTGATGTTACTCAATGTCTGGATTCGTACGGTGTAGTCAATTTGAATTTGTCGGTTCAAACTCTTTTGCACCGGGTGAAAAATCACATGTGTGATCAAGCGTAAATCGTCTGCTGCACCGTTCCAGACTTTGAGTCCCAGTTCGTCAAACACAAATTCGCCGTTGAAGTCGGTTGAGTTGTCAAATGCCTGCTGTGTTGGCGGCTCGCCGTAGTCCAGCAAACATGTGACCAAGATATCAGTGTACACGTTGCCTGAAGTATGCAACACAGTCATGCGGTTGTTTACAGGATCTTGGTTGGCTGCACTTTGATCATCCACTACTTTTTGATAGGTTTGATTGTACAAGTCAGCGTTTTGTCCGATGGTATTAGGGGGCAAATAGGTAATAACACCTGTGGGGTCAACTGAACTGCCGCCGTTACCAAAAGCCATTTCGTAGACGTAACCCAAATTTCTGTTGCTCAGAGTCTGTGCCATTGCAATTGAGATGTTTTCGTAGTGAATAGCATTCTTTTTGTCCACCAACACTTCACCTGTTACAGGGTCGTGGATTTTGATAAATCCTTCAATTTTTGCAAGACCAGGAGTGATAATCATGCTCGACCCTCCACGTAGGTTTTTTGGGTAGCAGGATCAAAAATTCGCATGTGTGCCTGTACTGAAATAGACCCTTTTTCGTTGGGTCTTGCAGGACGCTGCTGAACAGCAGGTACTGTGGGTTTTGTCGACTGTGTGTTTGTCATGATCTTTTATTTACCTTGTTTATTACCCACGCAAGAACCTTGCTGCACGAGTATTGGTATCTTGTAAGGCAACGCCGTTGCTGGCAGTGCCCACACCTGGTTCGTACCAACTTACACCACGGCGAATCAAGATTGTAACTTCAATTCCTTCTGGTGGTAATGCTTCCAGAAATTCCACAGCCACAGGGTCAAAATTGGTCACAACCCAAGGGTACGGCGATTCTGTAATAAAAGCAGGATACTGACGTTGGCCGCCCACATACACTTCAATAGCATCAACAAACACACTACTAGAATCTCCAAAATCAACATCAGTTATACTTGGTGCGTAATACACCACAGTTGACCCATCGCCTAGTGCAGTGTCACTGACCACACGATCTTGATATTCTGGATCCAACAAGTTGCCACGACCAAGATCAGTTACACTTGCTCCCACTGCATGGTCAGCAGCGGCTGTGCCTGCAGTGCCCCGCAACAAACTACTGATGGTTTTGGCAGCAAGATCACGTGTGCGATACATGATACGTTCGCCATCAATAATTACCACACCAAAAATGCCCAACTCTAAATTAGGCTCGCTTAGTGCTGCAGCGTCTACCACCTGGATAGAATCCGCAGCAGCAGACACGGCTGCCGCCAGTTCTGTGGTTGTGGTACGAGTAATTCTGTAAACTGCTTGTACTCCACGCATGTCCTGGAATATACGGAAATCCAGTTCTTCAGGAGTCACACTGTTGGTAAATTGAGTCACAGCCATTATCTGTGTTGACCCAATTGCACCAGAACTCAAGATCACAAATCCATTATCCACGGTGTAGTCTGCACCTTCAAACAGTCTATAGCCATCCAGTGTGACCCAAAGTCTGCTGGCCACAATGTCTGTACGTCCTAGATTAAACTGATTGTTGGCCACTGACGTACCAGCGGTGTAATCATAAGATCCAGGAGTGTTGTTGACAACTGCAGGATCGTAATCAGTGCTGTCATAGGGCTCGTTGATGGTGATGCCTGATGTCACTGGACCTACAAATACCTGTGTCAAGATATCTTGTTGGGCAGTGTCGTTCCAGGTAGTAATTTCAAATACATCTCCAGAATTCACTGTGCCCACAATCTGAACTTGACTGGCTCCTATTATATAATCAGCTACAGTGTTGACTGATATCAAGATCTTGGCTCCTGCTGCAGGCGGAGTTGCAAATATCACTTGGCGGCCTGGAGTGTTTGAGCCGTCCCAGTTGGACACACTAAAATTTCCCACAAACGATCCAAGACTTTGTGTCTGGACTGCACCGTCTACCCATACTAGAACATCAGTGGCAGGGTCAATGATGTTTTGTTGATAACCACCTCGCTGTGGCAATCCAAAACTCACGCTGCTGTCGTCACCAATCCATTCAATGCCTTCTGCAGGACGAAGTCTCAAGCCGTTGCGTGTCACAATCATGTTGGCAGGGTTGGTGCCTCGGAGACTGTTGGTGGTTGTGATAGTTTTGGTGATGGCCAATGCTGCACCCGCGACTACTGTTTGTATTTGCGGGGTGCTCCAGGAGTATTGAATTGGACTCGTTGTGCCCAGGGCCACCAACGAAACACCATCGTTGACACCCAGGGTTGTACCAAAATTTACCTGAGACTCCAGAGTTGGTGCAAATTCAAACCAGTACAATACGTTGTCGATAGCAACGCCGTCCGGAACTGGTTGCAATGCACGATAATATGTGTTGTCATCAATGACCACTGCTGATTGTTCATACGAATCAAGAATTGACCAGACTGCAGCGTCAAAGTACGGTTCCCAGGTCACGTTGTCAATCAGTTGACCATTTACAAACACAGCCACATCAAAAATTTCAGCTTCGTTGACTGGAATAATCACTGAACTGCCAACATCTGCTCCGATGTAGTTGGCACGATACAATTGACTTCCGCCGCCAGCTTCGTAGACAGAAATATTCACAATGTCGTTGTTGGCAACGCCTGACACAAAAGACACAGTCTGGTTCACCCAGTTCACTGTGTAGTTGACGTCTCGAGCTAGGTCACGACCTGTGGTCAAATTGCTGACCAACACTTGCACAGGATTTTCAACCACATTGGCCCAGCTGTATGTTCCGGTCACAGCAGGTTCGTAGGTGTATCGTACAGTGCCAATTTCAAAACCGTGTCCGTCAAGGCTCCAGTCGCTGCCAGGGCGTGTGAACACTCGGAAATCTAGTGTGTCAAATTCTGAACCGTTGACTAGTTCTTCAGGAGCATGTCCTTCGTAGGGTCCAATGAATTCTCCGCCGTTGACATTGATGTCAGAAAAACGATTGCCTAGCGTAGTGTCAGTAAATTCACTTTGATACACTGCATCTAATGCATTTGGATCGCCTAGAAAATATTCTCCGTATACCTGTACTCCTGGATAGTCTATGCCGTCGATCAACAACGGCAGTTCTAGACCAGGTGAGTTAACTCCTGCAACATACAAACCCATGGTACGGTCAACGCCGCTGAGCCCTAGACCATTGTTGTAGGTTCCGGCATTTACCAACTGCCAGTTTTCTAGATCAAATGTAGGGCCCACAACTGCGGTGCTGTCTTGACTGTCAGCTTGCCACACACGATTGTCATAACGTACCAGATCTCCGTTTTGGTAGGTGGCATCAGAACTCCATTCAGTCAGGGTTGGCACATATTGATAGCGGTCAAACTTCATGGTGGTACGGAATGTACGCACAGGACTGTAGTAATCAACAGTTGTGGGAATCACTGATCCACTGTAGTCTTGTGCAGCCGCAGATCCATCCATAGATGCGTATGCACGAACACCTGATCCATTGCCGCCGGTGAATGTTACAACAGGAGTAGCACGATATCCAACGCCCGGAGTGGTGATTGTTACACCAACCACTTGACCCAGACTGTTGACCACAGCAAATCCTTGAGCTGGTTGAACCGCATCACCTTCAAACGTGACCACCGGTGCTTGGTTGTAGCCTTGGCCGCTTGAGGTAATTTCAACTTCAATTAGATTCAACAGGTAGTTTTGAATCCATTCTGAGTAAGGCCACTGTGTCCATACTGTACTAGAAGCAGGCAAATTGCTTACTGTTGTGAGTGTGGCATTAAATGCTGTACTCTGTTGATACGGCAGCAACACTGGGCTTGTGAATTGAGGAAGTTCGAGCTCAGTGTCAAAATAGGCTGGCAAATCAAAGTCAACGGCATCGCCGCGGAAATCGTCAAAGCCTGCATATTGCAAGTTGAACTCTCGAATCTGCACGTGGTATGGTTTGACTTCTTGAATGTAGTCTTCTACAAACTCCTGGTTGTCTCGGTTAAAATTTTGGTAAGGCACAAGATCTCGAATTCTATGATCTACATCAATCAAACTGGTTTTGACCAGCCATTCAGGTGCAGAAAATTCGCTCAACACATAGTCAAACATCAAGATCAAAGACCGGTTACGTTCAATTGCTAGATCATCAACAAACAGTTCTTCATTGATGGCTTGAATAATTTTACGAGTTTCAATCACTGGTTCTTGATCATAGTACTGTGCATCAAACACTTCCAGGTCAAAACCATATCGACCCAGTGCGTAGTCCCACAGCTCTGCACTGAATTCAATAGTGCCATCTTCTAGTCCCACCCGTTCCCAAGCAAGGTCAGTCTTCAGATAAATTTCAAACTTACCTTGTGCATTGGCAGTTACTTTGACGCTGGATCCCACTGGAACACTCAGTGTGTCTAACAAACTAAAACTAGCCACTTCAGTTATTAACTTGCTGCTGGAATTGTATCCAGGACGGTACCAATCAATGTAACTCCAGTAATCCGGAGTATTGAAGTTCTGCACTCGGGAAAGTATGAGTGCTCGCTGGCCCAGTTGTGTTTGACTATTCTGAACAGTATAGATAGTCCACAGGCCTCGATTGTTGCTGTCAGTTTGTACCAGGTATCGATAGCCCAGCGGCACAGCATCAATGTTTTGAAATCCAAGAATTTCCAAATTAGTTACTCGGAGGTTCCACAATCCTGAACTGGCACTGGGTTCAGGTTCGCCGGAGTTGAGCAAATTAAACACACGGCTTTCAGCAATAAAATACTGCTTGAGTACAGAATTTGCTCTAGACAAATAGTTACGTAGAGCTTCAAATCGGTTCACAAACATGCTTTGACGTGGACGGAATTGCACACCATAACGCTCTGCTGGACTTAGGCCAAGATCAGGCACTTGATTACCAAACGTATCTACTCCGCAAAAACTGTCTTGTAACTTGCGATACAAGTTGTTGCTCAAGAAACCATCTGCACGGCCTTGTGCAATCAATTCATATTCCACGTGCACATTGTCTGTGGTCAGTTCTCGGTCGAATTCAATATGCAACACAGTGTCGCTGGCTTCAATCAAGTCTCCAGAGTTGTACAAAGCCACGGTGCTGGCGTTGATCGGAGCCAGATAAGGAATACCACTGGATCGTGGACTTTCAATATAACTGGCCACGGTGCTGACTGGCAACGTCTTGCGCGGTGCTGTCACAGTAATACCACGAACCCAGAAATAATATTCTGTAACAATTGTGCCATCGGCAGCAAGTTTAGAATTTACAGTAAAACTCAAATTGTCAAGTACTGTGCCTTGGCCTGTGTAGTTGGCAGGTGGCACTGAGCTTGAGATCCATTGATACACATCTACGGAACTGCCCGGAAACACTTGTGCCCAACGACGACTTGCATACACAATATTGTCTTGGTTGGGATCAATAAATCTCACTGTGCTGGTATTCCACCATACTTGACCCACATGACTGGCTGCCCAGGTGGTGCCACGAACATTGTTAGGTCCAGAATTGTAAGATGCAGGGTCAATTCCACCAATGTAGTCAATGTTTTGTCGTGCAGCACCTAGAATTTTGCCTTGCAATGGATCCATAAAGTCCAAAAACTCTGTGGTTGCACTGGTAATCTGATCATACAAGAATACTGAATTCAGTAGTCTAATATCCACCACTGGTTGCTGCACAGCAGTGGCCTGCCACACAGGAGATCGAGTGGCGTTTTCGTACACAAACACACTGCCGTAGTCGGTTTCTGCAGAGTCGCCAACATCAGCATCAGGTGCACCTACCATGAGCAGGCCTGACGTATAGTTCACAGCGGTGCCAAAGTTGGCATAAGGTGTTACTTCAATGGTGGAAATCTGTGCACCAAACACAAACTTGCCAGGATTGGACACTGATTCTGAATCACTTGGCAAGTAGTCAAATGTGTACACGGCACCACTTTGTGCGATGCTGCTGAAGAATTCTGTACTGCCCACGTCAAATATAGTGGTACCGTCATCAAATTCAACTTCGATATATAAGGTTCCTTGTGGAGCACCAACCACGAGATTGATTGCTGATGTGTCAATACTGACACTGCTGCCAAATCCAGCAAACGCAATAGGATAAGGACTAGAAATATTTTGTGTCCAAACAAATGTACGGAATCCTAGGTCAGCAAATGCTGTGCCCACGCTGCCTGGCGCTACTTGTAGTTTGTTACCATACGGTGCTGCTGCACTGTTTTTGACACTCAGTGTCAAAATACCAGCAGTCACAGTGGCCAACACGTTGGGCACACCTGACTGAACGCCCACGGGCAATCCGTTGATTGCAGCGGCCAGGCCCTGTATTGTGGGATTGCTAGCAGGAACTGCAACATCAATGTTGTTGACTCTTAAAGTATTGCCAGCAGTCAACGCAGGATTGGCCACTGTGGCAGCAATAGAACCGTATAGTCGACTTTGATTTACACTGCGTTCGACGATGCCACCTTTATACACTTGTACACTGCTTTGAGGTTCTCCCACATACAAACTACAGTTGTTGCTGCACAAATCAACTGCAGAACCAAAATTACAAAACTCTGCCACAGTGTTTTGTGTTACAGCCTCAATCAAGCCAAATTGGTTGGTTTCAATTTCTATGTTGTCACCAATGTTCAATTCATCTGCAATGGTAATTGTGTTGCCTGATACTGCAAATGTGCCAGGTGCCCCAACAATGCTGTTGTCTTGGTTGATCAACCTGGTGTTGTTTAGATAAACAGTCACCGGTGCTGTGACTGTGCCAAGCACTGTGTAAGCATTGCTGGAATCATTGTTTCGAATAAATCGTTGCACAGCTCGGTCAAACACATACACTGCACCTGCTTGAACCTGAGCACTGACTGTTTGATAAGGTGTGCCGACCATGACCTGGCGGCCATCAGTGCTGCAACTCACTGAATGTCCAAATCTTGCGTCTGCTGCAAGTCCACCCACAGTAAGGGTGTTGACATATTCAAAATAGCCTTGAGCATTGACCACAATCACTGTGCCTTGTGTTGGCACTGTGGCAAAAGTCAACTGTTTTGTGCCAGAGTTGAATGTGTAGTCAATGTTGGGTCTGTATAACACACTGCCAACTGTGATACTGAACGAATCAATGTTGGTTGCAGTAAAGAAATTTGTGCTAAGATCAAACACTGTCTGCAGTGTTGGTGGAGTGTACGCAATCGTAAATGCACCTGCTGATCCTGCTGCTCCAACGGAAGTCAGAGTCAACACAATGTCATTGACTCCGTTGACGCCGCCACCAAAGCTAGTGGCTGCAATGGTTATGGTGTTACCAACAGCATATCCTGAACCAAATGATGTTAGGCCAATGCTGCCAGGCAAGGTGCCGCCTGACTGACCAATTTCATTGCGCACACGCACAATTGTAAATTCTACGCCAGAGCCACCACCCGATGTGGCTGTTTGTGGCACATCAAAATAAGTTTGTGCATCTATTTGTTGCACGTAGATACGTTGAATATCTACCAGTTTGTCTATTGCAGCAGCAACAGATAGTTCAACTTCTGTCAATGCAGCATTGACAGTATAATCAGTTCCCAGTGCCAGCAACAGGCCGTCCACAGTAACTTTGAGTTGAGTGGCCTGGTCAATTTGAATAGTATTGCTGATGTCGTAAGTGGTAGTAACACCATTGCCGCGAACACGGAAAAACTGATTTTGCCAATCAACTCGACCGTATGCATGAACTTGATTCAGGCCCGGAGCTCCAATATACATCCAGCGTTCGTCTGCACTCATGACCACACTGTGGCCAAATTCTCCTGCACCCGGTGTGGTGGTGGTAGTGGTGCCTGGCTGAGTCAACAGTTGCCATTGTGCAAACGGAATTACGCCAGGTTGGCCCAGCGCAGGATCACGAAAGATCACAACAGTATAACCGTTGTTGTCCTGGCCCTGTGGTCCGAGACTTGCACTTGCTCCGGCTACTGCCCAGGCCTGGTCTCCAAAATCCACAGCATTGCCGTAGCCTCTGACACCTTCAACATCCAAAGTCAGCACTGCATCTTCATCAGCACCCAGTGGACTCACAGGATTATATGCTGTGGAATCGTCTCTCAAAAACACATACACGCCGCCGCGTTGATTTAGCGAACTGTCGTCAGACACAGCGTAATGCGGACTTCCTATCAACACTGCCAGTCTATTTCTTGCTTGTGCAATACTGGTACCAAATTGTTCTCCAGCTTGCACTACATTTTGGTCAGGAACTATGGTAGTGATATTTTCAAAAGCCTGACGCTTTTCCAACACTGACCAGGCTCCGGCACCGTTGTTGTCTACCCATACACGAGCGCCAGAGCGAATTTCGTTAGCATAAGGCAGGTCAGCAATGTCGCTGGCCTGGGCCACACGCATGGTCTGAAGTGTGAATCCTAGACCTTGACCATTGGCCACTGTGCGATCTCCAGCAAACTGAAACACAATGTTCACTGTGTTGATATTTGGTATGCCTACTACATCGTAAACACCATTGACTTCATCATCAAAAAATTTGATGATCAGTTTGTCGCCAATGGCAAGATCATGTTGCTTGCTAAAGATCACACGGCTAGTTTCGTTCAAGTTGTCGCACACGTGATCCACAGTACCCGGAACAGACTCAGCACGATAGATATTCCAGTCATGATTGTTGACTTTGGCCACCCAAATAGTAGTTCCAACTTCAATGTTGTCAATATTCTCATTGAGGCTTCCAACATCATTGATGTCAAATACAGTGATGTCAGCATCGTTGATATTCACATAGCCTGCTGTGGGCAATGCAATGTCAGTTGGTAACGTGGTTGTGGTTGGCAAAATGTCAGGCGAAGTTAGCCGGTAACTTTGACGCCATACGTCGGTCAACAACACAGTTTGATCAGCATCACTTGCCTGTTGAGGCACAACCACTTGTACCAGGCTTGGGTTCGGATCTAATAGAGCCCGATTTAGTCTCAGTTCAAAGAAACTGCGATTGGCATTGGCTCCATACACTGCACGTTGTACCGCCCAGTTTTCATAGATGTCATAGTCAGCTGCTTCTTTTCCAAAGTTGGCACCTTTAAACAGTTCGGTACTGAGGGCAGTGCCTTTTGATCCCAAGAACTGTCGGTACACGTTGACTTGACTTACATCGTCAAGATTCAGAGCAGCCATGTATTCACGAGGACGGAATCCAATCAAGCCGTAACTCAACAAGTCGTTGTCAGAATCAATATTGGCACTGTTGATGTTGTAACTGTTGACCAACTGGTTGGCCTTGTTGCTCAAGTTTGGTAGCAGGCCCAGTTCAATTTGAGAATAATCACTTTGTGTCCAGTTATTAAAATTAAAGTTTACGCTGGGTTGAACAATGGTTAGTGCACTCCAGAATACATTTTTGTACTTGACAATTTCGCCTTTGCTGTAGATGCGAGTTCCTGTCCATTCTTCCACATTGTCCTGATTTAAAATAAATCCAGGAGCATCAACATTGCCGTTCCAACCTGTGCTGTTTACTGCAACTAGATTCAAGCGACTTTGTCTTGCTCCGGTCACAGGATCATAGATTAAATCTCCAAACACGCTTTGATTGTTCAACACAACCATATGTTCGTAGGTGGTATAACTTAGATCAACAAAACTTATGGAGTTGTCGTTCAGAGCCTGCATCACAAATGTGTTGTCCAATCTCACAATGTTTAGATTGCGAACAGGAAACTCTTGACTGTTTTGATTCAACACACTGTTTTCAGCAGTTTGTGCAAGAATTGAATCCACAATAGCTTGTGGTTTAGTAACTGTGAGACCAGTGGCCAATGGGTTTATGTTGATGATAGCATCAGTACCCCAACCTTGTTGACTCCAATACATGAATTCATTGACCATTCTTGGCCAATCCAGCACATAGCCATTGGCAATATCTGTAAAGCTCAGTCCCTGACTGTCTAAAAATTGTCCATAACTCAACAAAAAGTCTGCCACACTGGTCACACTAGAAAACTCAAATCCGTATGGAACCTGGACCACTGTGTCAGTGTAGAATGTGGGCACACGAATGGTTATGCCACCATTGGTGTATGTTTGCAATCGGCCAGTTGCACGGCTTTCAAATATGTTAAAGTACGGCTGGACAGTACTGTATCCATTGACAATAAATCCGCCACGATCGGTTCGTTGTATGGTCACGCTGCTGTAGCTCACACGATCAAACGGTTGATTCTTGTACAATAAAATATCGTAACTTTCATCAGGAATCAACAATGTAGTATTAATGCTGTTGGGACTTGATTTTTCAGTGTACAGTTTGATGTATTGTTTGTCACTAAAACTGGCCATACGATAGCACAGTCGAACGTCCAGGCTCTTGAGATCTGCAGTGAGATTGTTGGTGGAGTCCAGGCCAGTAAGACGATTGTAGTCCACAATCCAGTTGATATAACTGGCTTTGCTGACACCATTGCCGTACACTTCGACCCCATTAGCATCTAGTCTAAATCGATTATTATAAAGATACTGTTGATAGTCTTCATTGTAACGATACAGATCTCGATCAGCAAACAATGCAAAGAATTTTGCTGGGCGGGTAAGAGCCAGTACTCGCATGACCGCAAACGGGTAAGAGGAACTGTTCCACCATGATGCTTCAACCGGGCCACCGTCGCCCACAGTCCAAGATTTCTGAAATTGTGTTTCGTTAAATGTGCCCATGACGCATTGAGCAGGACTCAGTAGTTCACCTTCGGTTCCGGTAGGTAGTATTTCCAGCAGCCCTGGGCGAGCATATCCTTCGGCAAAGTATGGAGCAACAGGATCCGCTACGTAACCAGCCTCGATATCATCCCATAACACCAAGTTGTCTTGAGTGTATGGCGCAGGACCATATCGCTCGTTCCACCAGGTGGGACGAATACTCAGACCCAACATTTCCCAAGGAGTGTATTCAGGCTGCTGTGTGTCGTAGGTGTAACGATAGATTCCTCGCCAGGCACCCAGCATGTTTTGATTGTTCAGCTTGTTTTGTGCACTGCTGTAGTTCCAGGTAAATGAATTGTTAGCACTGTATTGTTGTGGTTTGTAATCTAACTTGTTCCAGCCGCAGTAACTCAAGAAGTCTTGACTGAGAATGCTGTTGATTTCTTCAAAACTATAACCGGTGGTTCGGAATTGGCCAGGCATGACATTGTTCAGATCCAGTGGCACAGGGTTACCGTCTAGTTTCAAATTGTTATAAATTCTGGTTTCAAATTCCAGCAATACTTGGTCACGAATGTCGCCAAACACAGGAGTAGTACTACCGTCGTGACCTTGAATCGCTTCAATTGTACCTGTGCTGGTTTTTTGTAACACAATGCCTGGTTGGTATGCAGGATATAATCCCAGTTTAGTAGGAGTGTTGGGTACAAAACTGCCATAGGTGTTGGAATATTCGTTGATCACAATTGTATCGCCTGTGGCCAATGTTGTGATAATAGTGATTCGAGGACCGTCTGTGGCCACAACATAATCTACACCGCGAGTCAACAACAAATCGTTGCGATATACCAACAGGCCAAGATAGTTGGCTGATGTGTAGTTGTACACTTGCACAGTATCAAATGTGACACCAGTAACAAAGCCCACAGTGTAGGTGTT